GGGGCTGGGGGCCTGGGGGCCTGCCTGCCTATAAATGATTAATATCATTATACATTATTCGATCATACCGATAATATAGATTATAGGTATGATTAACGGGTTATTTGCAGGGGCCTTGTGGGTATGGCTTGCGTGGCTGGGCTACCATCGGCGTTAATGACCAGGGCGGGCGGGCCTTGGGGCTGTTCCTGGGCTGGGGCTGGGCCTGTATTGATGATGATCTGGACTCCGGTCGATCTCCCGGCTTCGCTGGGTTCCGTCATACCCTGGCAACGGGCCGCCAGGGCCAGGGCGTTGAGGCTTACGGCTTCGCTTTGGGCGTTTTCGGCCTTGTCTGCTATTCCCTGGGCAACCTTGACCATGCCAAAATTGATCGCTTGAAAGATTTCGGCGGCTCCGGCTGCGCCGCGTTCATACTTTCTAATAATTTTCCCAGCGATGATATAACGGGTTGTTTGGCTAAATCCGCCATACCCCGCGGCTAACATAGCTTTATCAATGGTAATTCTCTCTTTCCAGGCTTTCCTGGGGGAATTAAAGAGAAGTTCCAAAAAGATCAACTCTTGCTTAGTCAGTTTATCCTTTAACTTACTATTATCTAAACTCTCTAAATTATTGACAATATCAGGATTATTACCATTATATCTATTAGGCTCTTTATTATTAATACTATATTTATATATAGGGGCCGGTTTGGTTCGTGGGCGGCCTTTTTTCTTGGGGGCCATAGCGGCGGAGAAATCGGGTTCGGGCTTGGGCTGGGATTGTGGGGGCGTCATGGCGGCGGAAAAATCGAGGTCGTTTTCCATAAATCACCTTTTAATCGAGTTTTGAGTTAAAAGCGGGGCGCTGTAGGGCCGCTGGTGGGGCGATAGGGTGTTGACTTGGGCAAAGGGCCGGGCCGTGGGGGTATCGTTTAAGGGCTGGCGACTGGCTGGGCCAGGGCCGGGATTGAAAGGGGGGGCGCTGGGGTTGTTTTGGGTGATCTCCCGGCGTTTGGCTCTGGCCTTTGACCGGGCGGCTTTAGCTTTGATCTCCCGATTAGAATTGAGGGCGGCGCGGTCAAGGCCGGTGAGGCTATCCCGCCGGGCCAGGTCGGCAAGGATGAGGGCAACGGCCTTGCCGTCATCGGCTTGAAATTCAAGCGGGGCCTGGGGCCATAGTTGCCGCGCTAATTTTAAGGGGGTAAGGCTGGCCGGGTTATCTTTTACCTTGCTTTGCCACTTGGCCAGGCTGTAAGCGTTCTGCCAGGTGATAGGATGAACCTGGACCACGACCAGACCCGCGGCCATGATGAACCCTTGCCAGATTCCATAATTTTCGATCAGGCTCAGGTTATTGGTAACCTGGGCTAACCCCTCTCCGGGCCTGTTTTGTATCCTCTCTAAATAGACTGTTTTATTAACTATTTCCCCTGAGATAGATAATAGTAATTTATATAATAGGGCCGGGGCCTTTCTATTCCAACGGTGAGCGGCAATAAATCGGCCGCGTTCGTCAAGGATTGCTATCCCTCCGGTTGCACCTGGGTCAATTCCAACGTGATAGGCCATAACTCCCGATATACCAGACCCCGCGCCAAAAATCCAATAAATTGACGCTAATCTATGGCTGATTATTAAAAAGGTTATCCCACCGCGTCGCTTTTTTGGGGCTTTCCCGGGGCGGTTTGTACGATTTTTAGGGCCTTTTTAGGGTTGGCATAGCTTGCAGGTATCCCACTTTTAAAAACAAAAACCCGGAAGCACAGTCTGGCCGTGGCTCTGGGGCCGGTTTGACAGGGTTTTCTTACTTCTATAGATTGACGATAACAATTTGATCTTTGACAAACAGGGAAGCGGAAGCGGGGCGGCGGGGCCAGGGCGGGACCGGCGCAACGGCGGCAAAGCTGGTGATGGTTGGGGCTGGGCAAGGCAAGCGGACAGACATAGACCATTAACCGGCTGAATAGCTGAAAAAGCGGACCTCAAAGGGCTTGGCTAATAACCCGGAAACGGGGCGGAATCCCCCCCATAGTGAGGTGATCGACAAGGGAAACACCGATAAGGCCAGGGCCAGAAACGAGGTAAAAAAAGCTGGTAATTCCATAAGGGCGGCGGCGCTATCCGGGCCTTTATGGAATTACCAACAACTGACCAGGCGGAACCCGGCAACGGGCGCACCCCTGGAATTAAAAAGGAAGGGCTGAAACATGGAATTAAAGACTTTGGTTAAAGCTGGCTATCCTTTGTTATCGGCAAAAACTCAGGAACCTTTGAGGTTTGCGGTTGAAGCTGCAAAGGCCGGGAACGGCTCACGGCGCGCCTTTCAATGGGACGCGCTACGCGGTTGCCAGGAAATAGGGGGCCGGGGCTGGGAAGAAGTTGACCCCTTCACCCTGCCAGAACGGGCGGCGCAAGAGCCGGGAAGCATTTGGATACTTAACAATTATCATTTTTTCCTCAAGGAACCGGCTGTAATTCAGGGAATACAAAACTATCTCCCGACTTACAAGGCGCAAGCGATAACCCTGATTATCGTTTCTCCCGGCTTCGAGGCACCCCCAGAACTGGCGCGGGACATAAGGCAAATCACCTTTGACCTACCGGGCCGCGTGGACTTGGGGGACTGCCTGGACGCGTTAGCGCAAGGCCAGGGGATTGAACTGGACCCGGAATTGAGGGGAAAGATTGTTGACAACTTGCAAGGCTTAACCCTTGAAGAAGCGGAAAACGCGCTGGCTTGGGGCCTGGTAACAGACCGGAAATTTGACCCGGTAACCATCGGCAAGGTTAAAGCGCAAATGGTGGAATCCAGCGCGGGCCTGAAATTCTCGAATTTTGGCGAAACGCTGGCCGGGTTGATCGGCAACGAAAACCTGAAAGCGTGGACCTTAAACCGATTTGCGCGGCGGCGTGAGGGATTGCCTTTCCGCGGTATCTTGCTCTTGGGGAAACCCGGCAACGGTAAATCTCATTTCGCTAAAGCGTTAGGCGTGGCCGTGGGCTGGCCAACTGTCATTCTCGACATTCAGAGATTAAAAGGCTCTCTCGTAGGCCAGAGTGAAGAAAACGCAGACCGGGCTTTTGGTATCGTGGACGCGTTCGGGCGCTGTGTTTTGTTCCTGGACGAAATTGAAAAGGCTCTCTCCGGGGGCCTGGGGACCGGCGGCGGGGACTCCGGCGCAAGTGTAGGTATTGCGCTAAAGTTTCTCACCTGGTTACAAGATCATACCTCGGAAGTGTTTGTTATCGCTACCTGTAACGATATTAAAGCACTCTCCGCGGCGTCTGACGGGGCCTTTGTGCGGCCTGGACGCTGGGACGCTGTTTTTTTCGTGGATAACCCGGAACCAGACCAGGCGGCGCAAATCCTTGACCTTTACCTTAAAGAGTACACCGGGCGGACCTTGCTTGACTGGCCGGAACCCGAAAGGCCAGACCTCCGGGATTATTCGGGCGCTGAAATTAGGCAAATCGCAATCGAAACGGCTTACAACGGCGGGAACCTGGGGGCGGCTTATCAGTTTGTTAAACCGATGAGCAAAACCAATAAGACCGCGCTGGACGAATTGACCAGGTGGGCCACCGGCAGAACGGAACCCGCGCATATACCGGCTGAAATTGGGACCGGGCGCGCTATCGACTTAGGGGGTAAATAATAATCATGGCTTGCACCTACGAAAGCATAACGGAATTTGAGCGGTTTGCGGACCTTAAAACCTTAGAAAAGGCGCTGGGCCGGGTTGATAGATACCTATACACAATCCGGGGCTTGAACGTGGAAACCCGCGGGGAATTTACTTCAGACGCGCAAGCGCGGCACATGGGGGAACTGCGGCAAGCATACCAAACGGAATCGACAAAAGCGGCGCTAAAGAAAAAGGGCTTTTTCGTATCCGAAACCAGAACCGCTAACGGAATCAAGCTGACCGTGAGGGCTTAAAAAATGAAAACTTTCACCGTGGAAATTGACGCACAAGGCAACGTAAAAACGACCTTGAAAGGCTTCGAGGCCGACTCCCCCAAGCTGGCAGCAATAGTTGAGGCCGCGGCCGGGGGCAAGGTGGGCAAGGTGGACTGGAACCCCAAAGCACACGCGCACGTTGTTGACGGTAAGAAAATCACCCATACCCATTAACTAACCCGATTTTGACGCTGTAATAAAGGGCCGAGGGCCGCAAGGCTCTCGACCTTTTCAGGAGTGCCAAAATCAACCAGGCGGACCCGGTAACCCGGCGCACCCCTGGGAAAAAGGAAGGGCGAACAATGGAAAACGTAGGATTAGAACAAAGGGCGTTGCTGGTATCTTTTTCTAAATCGGCTTGGCCGGGGAAAGCACCGGACAAAGACGCGGATAAAATCATCCAGGCGGCGCAAGGCAACAAGGCCGGGACCACCACAACGACCAAATGGTTAGTTGATGAGGCCGCAATTAAAAAAGTGCATCAGGCTTATAATGCGGCGTATATGTTTTGGGCCTGGAACACGACTCCCTGGGAACTCAAGCGGGGCGGGGCGCGGCTGGCTAACGGGCCGGTCTATGATCGGCTTATGAAGGCAATCAATACCGATACGAGCCAGGGCCAGGAATTAGGCTATTTGATCCGGGCGGCTTATGAAGCATCGGACGAATTTATTGAAATTTATCCGCGGCTGGTGGACCAGGCAAAGGCCGACCTGAACGGGCTTTACAATCCTAAGAATTACCCCAGCGTGGCGCTGTTGCGGGAACAATTCAAGATCACCGTTACCTGTTCCCCCCTGCCACTCTCCCCTGAATCCTTAACCCTGAAATTTTTGGGCCTGGACGACCTTAACAGACTCCGGGAACGGCTGGCCGGGGGCTGGGCAAAATCAGAGGCCGCGGCAATGGATGACCTTTTTAAGCGGCTGGCTAAAGCTGTGGGCCACATGGCTGAAACCCTGGCGGACCCGGAAGCTAAATTTAAGGATACGCTGGTAGGCAATATCCGGGAACTGGCGGACCTTATACCGGCGCTGAATTTCAAAAATGACCAGGAATTGACGGACCTGGCAAAAGCGGCAAATGACACCCTGGCAGCCATTGACCCGGAAACCCTTCGCCAAAATATGCTTGTACGCGGCCAGATCGCTGGTGAGGCCGGGAAGCTGTTGAAACAGATCACCGGGGCCGGGGCCAGATTTATCGACCTGAGTTAGATCACCGGGGGGGGGGCGACTCCCCCCCTGTTTTCTCAACTGTCAAATAATCCTTGACGGTTGGGAAAGCAGCTAAATCTTACATACGGGAGCAAATAGGAAATGACTAAGGGCCGGTTGATTTTTGCGCGTGTTTATGGCTGGCGCGTCCTGGGTTGGCAAGTTTATTTTGGCTCATATATCCGGGGCGACAATGTGGACGAGATAGGCTTCAAACCCCTGTTATGGCTGGCTTGGGGCCGGTTGCCGCGGCTGGGCCAGGGCTGGGGCCGCTAATGGTTGCGCTGGTAGGGCTGGCAGTCCTGGTACTTGGCTTGATCGAACTCATTAGACGGAGGGCGGATTAATGGAAACCATCTTTTTGATCGGGCTGGCGCTGGTTATCACCGCGGCGGCTGGCTGGCGGGCGACGCGGCGGCGGATGCTCCGGGCCTTAATTCTCAGGCGGCTTAACCTGGAAAGCGAAAAGGCCGCAAACGCGTGGCGGGGAATCGGCGGGAAGTAGGACCGGGGCCGGGAGGGCGGCGGCGCACTCCCGGCGCACTCCCGGCGCACTCCCGGCGCACCCGCACCCGGCGCACCGGGCCGGGGCCGGGGCTTACACACCATCCGGTACAGATCACACACCATCCGGTACACAAACCAAAAAAAAGGAGATCAATCAAATGACAGCACAAGCGGCGCAAGTCCTACCTTTCGAGCCTATCAAACCGAAACCCAGCTTTGGCGATATGCTGGGGGCCACCAAGAAAACCGAAACCGCACCCAAAAAGGGCAAAATGCCCACCCTGGAAGCACCGCCAGAAGTCAAGGCCGCGGTGGACGAATACCAGGAAGCCAAAACGGCCATGAAACAGGCCGAAGCGATCATGGAAGTAACCGGGGCCGTGATAACCGACTATGTGCGGGAAAAGCAGGACGCGGACGGATTCGCCCGAAAATTCAGCGGCAGCTACGCCGTCATGGGCAACCGGGCCACGGCCAAGGTTGTGTACGCAAACAAATACACCCTTTCCGCCAATGACGAGGGCCAGATTGTCGAAGTCCTGGGGCCGGAAAACTTCACGGCCATGATTAAAAAGTGGCATACCGTAACCCTCAAGCCGGAGGTTTTTGAAAACGAAGAACTTAGCGGCGCTCTCATGGAGTTGATCGGGGAGCGATTCGCTGATTTCTTTGAAACCAAGACCAGCTTGGGGGTCTGTGAGGATTTCAATAAGCTGGTTTATCAAGTCCTGAAACCGGCAGACCTTGAAAACCTCCGGGTATTCGCCCGGCAGTACAAACCGAGCATAAGATAACTCTTACCTTTCCCCACGCGTGAAACCGTGGGGTTAGGCAAGTTTTATCAAAACCAAAGGAGGCTAAAAATGGACTACGAAAAGGGCAAGATGATAATTGAAGCGCTGTTTTTGGAGGACTGCCCGACCTGTGCGGGGACCGGCAGGATTGAGGGGAACGACCGTTGTTATCAGGAAGATTGCAACGGCGGCAAGCGGTTGAATGAGCTGGCCGACGCCCTGGTGGAATTTCTTAATGACCACCTGACGGCTTTTGCTGAGAAAGACCACGGGCATAGTGTCCGATAAATCACCTGATTGGAGGCAAATGTAAAATGGAACGCTTTAGATTTGGAGAACGGGAATTTGGCCGAAACGGGAAAGTTTATACCGTCAACGGCTGGCTGGCTGTGTTTGGCGGCGGAGCGGGCCACGGTAGCGGCAAGACCGGGCGCTGTAGCCTGGAAATCGCCGGGCCGAAAGGCGGCGTCCGGTCCATAGTAGTTTTGAACCGGGAAGAAGCCGGGAAGCTGGGGGCCGCTCTGATGATGTGGGCCGGACTCCTTGACTATGAACTCACCCCGGAACAAAAGGCCAAACCCGTGATTCAAGCCGGAGAGGGCTTTGTCCCGCGGTTTGTGGGGGATGAACCGGATGAAGATTAACACCTTCACCTATTTTTACCCGGAGAAGCCGGGGCTGATCCACATCGAGCAAGACCTTTTCGGGCGGCTATCGGCGGACCCGGCTTGGATAGCGGAGCCTAAGTACAACGGCTCCCGGCTGGGGCTTCACCGGCTCCCGTCCGGTATTTGGGAACTTTGGAACCGCCACGGCGAGAAGTTTAGCTTTTCTCCCGACCCTGACTTGACGGCGGCGCTCCGGCTCTTTAACGGGAGTTTGGAGCCTGGGAAGTATTACCTCTTTGACGGCGAACTCAGGCACAACAAGACTGCTGGGGTGCGTCAAAAGATCGTCCTGTATGACTGTTTCATATTTGCAAGCGGTCTGTTGACCGGCGTTCCTTTTGAGGACCGGCGGGGAATCCTCGCAACCCTGGATAAATACGGCGGCGGCTATGAGGCTTTGACCATAACCGAACAGTACAGCCGGGACTTTCGGGGCGTTTTTGACGAACTCACCACGGACCCGGAAATTGAAGGGCTGGTGATGAAACGGCTTGACGGCAAGCTGGACCTGGGCCGCAAACGGGCGGCAAATTCGCGCTGGATGATGAAGGTGCGGAAACCCTCAAACTCTTACCGATTTTAAGGAGAAAATTAAATGGCGACTTTCAGTTATGGCTCTCTCCCGGAGCCGCACCTTGACCCGCCTTGTACCGTTACCGCTGACCATGAAGAACTGCTTAACAAGATCGACGATGTGAATCACGAAATCTGGAAGGCGGAAAACACGATGGACGCCTGGGCCGACTTCTCCGCTGAACTGGCGAAGCTGGACGCACCGGAAACGATTCTGGCGCTGGTGGAACGACTGCGGCCTTCCCTCGAAAACTGGATGAATAGCCACCTGGGGGCGCTCCGCACTCAGGTGGTGGAACTGGAGGACCAGGAACGCGACTTGCTGTTTTAGCTGGCATTGTAATGCAGGGCCATGTCGGAGCATGACCCTGCCAGGAGTGCCAATTAATCAGCCATTTGGGAGGAAATATTAAATGACCAGGGATAGCATGGTGGGGATGAGTCTGGAAGAACTCGTCCACCAGATCAACGCGGAACGGCGGCGGCATGGCCTATCGGCTATCGCTATTTCAACGAGGCCGTCCAGTAGTGGAACCGGGCGCACCATTGAGATTTTCGGTGGCGATACCCTGCTGGCGAAGTCCACCCACGGCGGCGCTCTTAACTGGTTTCTCAAGGGGATGCTGGTTATGTCCGGTAATGCCCCGGCTCCAAAACTTAGCGGGAGTCTTGACAAACTTGGCCCCGGCTCTCGGGCTATCAATTGGAGGGATTAAAGGTGAAATGCCCCAAGTGTGGCAAAGAAATCGACGAAATCAAACTCCTACCTGTCAGAAGGGGGCGGCGTGTTTTGTGGTGGCTGTCCCCCTGCTGCCTTGTGGTTGCAAAGGAGAACAGAAATGAAAGTTAAGGTCCGATATCTGGCCCAGGGAATCATCGAAATCCCGGCTAAAGACTTGCCGGAAGGCTTTGAATCCATGCCCCCGGCGAAAGTCTGGGAATGGCTCCTTGAGTGGTGGGAGGACAACGTAACCCAGGAAATGCTTAACCGTGGCCTTGAGGACTGCGACTCTGGCCCCAGCGAAGTAAATCCTGGCCTTCTGGAAAAATGCCCGGAGGGCGGCGACTATGAAACCATCGCCATGATTCGGGAGTTTGACGGCTGGTGGAGCGCTGAATCCGGCCTGGGGGTTATTTTCCCATGAGCATCGACTTCCCTAACCCCTGCTGCCGGTGCGGGTACTGCTGCTTGCATGAAACCTGCCCGGTGGCCTGTGAGGTTTTTGGTATCGGGAAGGCCGACCCCTGCCCGGCCTTGAGGTTTGAGGGCGACTTTACGGTTGACCCTGAAAACCTCAAGGCCGTCCGGGTTCTGCCCCATTTTGCGACCTGTCTTTTGGCTCTGGAAGAACCGAAGGTTATGGGCGTGGGGGTGGGCTGCTGCATGGCTGCCACCTGTTACAAAGATGGCGTGGCCCACGACTTTGCGGCGCTCCCCCCAGGATTCAAATATGGCATTGCAAATAGGAAAAAGGAGGAAATGAATGGCTAAAAAACGATTTTATTTGGGAGAAAGGGAGTGCGCCGAATGTGGCGATAAACCGGAGAAGTTCGCCGGATACGACCCTGACCGGGGCTGGCTTTGCCCTGGCTGCTGGGAGAAGCCGTCCGGTACACCGGACAAGGAGGTTAAACAATGAAGCTATTGGTAGCCACCACGGAAACCCAGGGGAAGCGTAAGAACGACTTTTGCTTTGTCCCCGAGGGCGAGATCGTCCGCCCTACCCTGGAGTGCGACGGCGAAACCATCGACGGCGGCTGTGGTTGCCGTCGGTCCATGTCCGGCCTGTTCACGTGCCGGTGTACGACCACCATGAAGTGTGCGGAGGTTGACATCACCGAGCGCGACCTGAAGGGGCTCATCATGGATTACTATTGCAAGGCGTGGAAAATGACCCCGGCTGAAGCCATAAAAGAGGCGGAGGTTGAGGGAAACGAACTCATGCGGATTGGAGAAGCCTTTGAAATCGGCATGATCGTGGAGAAGCGGGGCCGGAAGCTGAGGGAACGGCCATGATGAAAAACGCCGACCTCTGGCGCGTGTCCTCAGACGGCGTAAACGTCTGCATCACAACGAGTCCCCCGGGGCTTCTCCGGGGGTCAGAGGAAATCGCCAACTTCACAAACCCGGCCCGGCCAACATCGGAGAGCGAACGGCTGGCAGAATTTGTCGTGCGCGCCGCCCAGGCTTTGGCCTTCGTGGGAGAAATGTATGGCCGCAAGTAGCTGGGCCTGCTCATCCGCCGTTGGTCCGCGGCAAAGGTGGCTCCTACCTGAGGGATTAACGACGAACTCTTGGAGGAAGAACTGATGGATAAAGAATCTATGGAAGAACTGCTGATGGATAAAGATGAATTGACCGAGGAAGAATTTGCCAAAATAGAGGAGAACATGGCCTCTTTCCTGGTTAAAATCAGGGACCAGTTGCCCGAAGATAGCGACATGAGGCATTTAATTAACTTCAACTTCGCCGGCATAGCCTTGCATGATTCCTTGACACAAAAGGGGAAAATGAAGTCGGCGGCAACCCTCAGTAGGTTTATGAGAATGTTTGTCAGAATCCATGCGGGCGAAACGCTGGATCAGCCATGAAGGAACTTAAAAATACCTTCATCACCAGAAAGTATCAAATCCGGGACGGACAACTTAGAGCCCATGAGGTGATGCTAACCATTGACTATGGCGACTCTGCTATCACGGTAAGCCTAACGGCGATCAAAAACAAAATCGACCAGCGGTTAATAGACCTGGGGTATATGACCAGGGAAGAAATTGACCAACAACCAACGGCTTTCCGGCAACGCATCCTCTGGATTCAAGACGACGACTTGAAACTGCTGGAGCGCCACTACCAAGAGGCGGCGCCTCTCGGACTCCTGTTCCAGACCGGGACCAGGAATAAGATCGACACCCGGTTTCTCCGGGCCCTGGTGGCCAGCATGAGGGTTCGCTCCGGGCTGGAGAAGGGGGTCCACCCGCACCTTCTCCGGCACACCTTCGCCACGGACCTGCTCCGTGAAACCAAAAACCTGCCCCTGGTGATGAAGTCCCTGGGACACGCTGACATAGGCACGACCCAGATTTATCTGCATATCGTAGATGATGAACTGGAGGCTGCCTTGAAAAATTTCAGGAGGAAGTAATGGGACCTAAGACCATCACCGTTTACGTTATCACCTGGCGGTATAGCGGCGAAAGCGGCTCCGGTATTGTCGGGGCATACGCCTCGGAAGAATGGGCCAAAAAGGTTTTCAAGGCGCTGGAAGATCACGGCGACATGAGTAAGATTTTTGAAATGATCACCATCACAGACGTGGAGGTATAACCATGCCAACTCGACAAATCATCTGCATGGAGTGCGCCGAGAGAAAGCCCGGGGACTACCCGGGCGAGTGGTGGGTTCGCATACAGGGAAAGGCCCGGGGTTTTCATAACGGGGATTTTATCTGCGACCTCTGCAACAAGACCATCACCAAGGGGGAAGATTGTGTGGCTCAGTCCTTCGGGGTTGACCGCACCCCTTATGAGCCGGGGTGGGAAGTAGAGTACCTCGGTGACGGCCCCGGAGTGGTGGATGGGACCGTCCGAGTTTTTCATGGGGACGGGACCGTGGAGGAAATCCCCCCCGGTTAATACGAAATTGTTACGACAAACGCTGGAAAGCGAGAGGGCCAGGGGAGAAATCCCTTGGCCCTCTTTTTTTTTGCCTATCGAAATGCCGACTCGTATTTTTCCTTGAAAATTGCAGCCACAGGACCTCGCGCTTATCTGTGCAAGTCAGCCTCAATACGGTCCTAGCCGGTTCAGCGCAGTACGGACACGATCTCAGGCATCGGCTATCCTCGCCTGCATGGTAACGCCCGGCTTAAACTTGACCACCTTTTTCGCCGGTTTCTCAACCATCACGCCGGTCTTGGGATTGCGGAAGGTTCCCGCCGCCCTGGTCCCGACACGGAAACGGCCCAGGCCTGGCAGATGCGCCACACCGTCCAGTACCAGGTCGGCAATGATGGTCTTGGCGATCAGGTCCAGAATACGCTCGGCAGCGGCCTTAGTGATCTGCTCGGACGCCGCCACCTTTTCAATCATCTTTCCCTTGGTCATGCCTTTGTTTACGGTCATGTTCTCTCCTTACCTCTTGGTTTTTTAGGGACTGAGCCCTTCTTTGAATCAGTTTTCGTTCCCACACCCTTACCGGATGGTCATAAGACGGCAAGGGAACGAGGACGCATGGGTTATTCATTCGGGGTCGCTATAAAATCCGGGGCTTCCGCATCCTGGAAATCAAGCCAGCGTTGCCGCTCCGACGCGCTCATGGTCCGGGTGCTGACGATCTCCCTGGTGTCCAACCGGACGATGGTTACCGTGTTCTCCCGGAAGTCTTTAACGAGGTGGCAGTCAACCGGGCCATAAACACACCCGGCGTTAATAATGGCTGAATACTCGTTCCGCTTGGCTATGCCGGCGTCGATCCGGGCCTTAAACTGCGACTTCACAGACGCAAGCTGATCTTCTGCAGCGCTGATTTCGGTGCTGACCTGGCCGATCTTGATGGCGTATTCCTTGTAGTCGGCGTCGGTGAGCGGCATCTTCAGGGTTTCGGTAATTTCCGACACCTCCACAGAACTGTCCTGTTCCGGGGTGGCGGCGGCGGCCTCGGTGGCGGTCATGTTAGCCAGGTCTTCTTTCGTTGGCATTTTAAACTCCGTATTTAAGGGCGTTAAAGGAAGCTGGATTCCCCGACGGGAACTCCACATCCCAAAAATAGTGATACTGGAAAAGTTGCCAGTCGGCGGTGTAGTCCTCCAGGTTACGTCGCCGTGTGTGAACCAAAAACCATTGCCATATCGCCCCAGGAATCCATTCGATCATGGCAGCCTCGAAATACTCATGATGCAGTATTCGGGGTCAATGGGAAGTTCCGTTCCCAGGACAAAAGCCTTCAAGAGGTAGTCCACGCGGACTTCAACCTCCCGGCCGGAATAAGCCCGGGTATCCGGGTCCCACTCCTGCAGCACCAGGATATCGCCAACCTGGTAGTCCCGGTCCATTTTACGGACCTCGAACCTCTTGTGAGCGTTCAAGGTGGGCTGGAAAAACTGCGGCCAGCACTTCAACTTGTGGGTGATTCTTGCGCGTGTTGCCATTTCTTTCTCCTTGACGATGGCCCGTCCATCACTCCGGCTCCTGCACACATTCGCACCGGACGACCACTCTCATCATTCCGGCGTCCTTTCCCCACTTGGGGACATCCTGCGGAAATTTTCCGGTCCCCAGGCACTTGGGGCAGTTCTTGTCTGCAAACAAATGGCAGTTATCTTGGGTGATGAAAATCTTTTCCTTCCCGGGGCCTTCCAACATGAAATGCTCGTCCGCCAGAAATTCCTCCGCCGCCTCCCGGATTTCCGCCACCACAGGGATGTTGCCGGCAAAGGGCCGGGTCTTAATCAGGTGGGCCACCCCCTTCTCCACGGCGCCAGGGGGGAGGTCTATAAGGGCGTCCCGGTAGATTTTCATCCGGGGCCCGTCCATCACGATCCCCCAGGCGGTCGCCATGACGGTGATAGCCTTAACGATCCTCTCTTTGTTCACTCCATAGCCTCCCTTGCGGCCCTAAGAGGGGCCCGTCCATCTTTGTTCACTCCATAGCCTCCCTTGCGGCCCTAAGATTCGCCGCTGTCATTTGCTCCGCCTTGCTCATAGGCTGCCCTCGCTTCCCGGAAACCGTGGCGTTTGTTAGCCAGTTTCTCAGATAGAGCCGCTTATTTACCAGCTTCCCCTTGGAATTTCGTTTATGCTTTTTGGGGTTATCAGAGCAGTAATCGGCGGCCTTCTTGAGTTCCATCACCATCCGGTCGTAGTCCAGGCCTGGGTAGTCGGTCTGTAATTGCTGGAAATAGTCGGCCTCTATGTCAAAGTGCGGACACGAAAAAGCATAAACAGGGACGAGAGCGCCACCGGAGCCGTCAGGCGGAGGGGGTGCGCCCTTTCCTTTTCCTTCCTTTCCTTCCTTTCCTTCCTTACCTTCCTTCCTTGGGGGATTATCTGCGCCAGAAACCCCGCCTGACCCGGATAACTTGCGGTAGTTATCCGGCCTACCCGGGAGTTTATGTTCCCTATTCCGGTACACAGGGGCAAGTCCTCTCACGAAGTTATCAGACCAAACTATCTTTTCTTTCCACAACTTAGGACAAATAGCGTCAAGGTTGGCGAGTAGGTTTAATATTTCTATGCAGGTTTCTTTGTCGGTGTAGGTGTAGGCGGCAAGAAATTCAAACGATGCCAGATCATCGACGTCTATGAAATGCCCCTCGGTGTTCCCCAAAACCTCCAGTAGCTTGAACCAAAACCCGTACCCAGCTATACCATATCGCTTTTCAATCGTGAACATGGTTTTGCCATGATTGACGCTGTGGGGGAACCAGTCCACCGTAGTTTTTCTGGGCCTTGTCATGGCTCCCCCTAAAAGGGAATATCGTCGTCCGGTTCACCCTTGGCTGGAGCCGGGCCGCAAAAGTGCATTTCCTCCGCCGTAATGTCCGTGGCGTAATGCTTTTGCCCGTCTTTCTCCCATTGGTTACCTGTCAACTTCCCGACAATGATAACCTCCTGGCCCTTCACCAGATATTGAGCGCAGATTTCCGCCAGGTTTCGCCAGGCCACGACGTTGGCCCAATAAACGATTTCCTGCTTCTGGCCCTTCTTGTCCTTGTATCTCGTAGTTACTGCCATTGAGAATTTACAGAAGGCATCCCCCCCCGCGGTGCGCCTTAGTTCCGGGTCCTTGCCCAGCTTTCCCTGGACTTCAACCTTGTTAAGCCCCATCGGTTACCTCGCTATTCGGTAGTTGACTGGTAAGGTGGAGGGCGCCGCATAAGCGGCACTCATAGACGCGGATCGGCCGGCGGGGGCTATTCCTGAGTTCCCATTTAACGATGGCAATCAGTCCGTCGAGTCTGTTTAAGAACTGGACCTTGCCGGAGCAGCATGGAACCTCAAAGGGCTTATAGACCTTGGTGTTTTTCGGGTCCAGCGACAATTTCGCGTCCTTTCCATGGAGAGACAGTAAAGTTCGTGGGTCTGGGCGTTCATGAACGTGGGCAGCAACCGGGCTGCCCATATCAGGGACAAAAAGAATAGCCCGGAGGTCACTTGACCTTTCTCATTAGGGCCTCAGGGAGAACTCCCAGGGCCATGGCCACCTTCTCCAGGGTACGAAAGGAGCCAACACCAAGCCGTTCCCAAGCGCCCACGGCCTGACTGGTGACTGGCGGAAACACCCGGTTGCCGAGTTCCGCCTGGCTCCACCCCTTTGACTCCCGGAAAAACCGGATTTTCTTTCCATCGACTTCCATGCTCCCCACTATAATCGACCCCAAAACGATTGACAAGAAAAAAATTTACTATTCGCAAAATTTTAGAAAGATTTCTCTTGCAATCTAAATTAACCCATATATTATAATAACAAATGCTCCGTATCACTATATAAGGGAGGGGAAAATGACAGAGGTAATGCCAAGGAAGTACACCCCAGAAGAAAAGGACCAAATCAAAAAACAGGTTTGGGGCGTCATGAATCAAGGGATGAAACTGAAACCCGCCTGCCGACAGGTGGCCATGGAGAGAGGGATGTCTGTCGCCACCCTCCGCCATTGGTTTGATGGTGAGCCTGTGCCGTCTGCCCCCGTAAAAACCAACGAGAGCGAAAAGACCCGGGTGTTGGAGTTGGTTCGGGAAAAGCTGCGTATTGGCTTTAAACTGGCGACGGCCTGCAGGATGGTTGGTGACGCCGAAGGGTTCCCCGGGGAAACGGTTCGGTACTGGTTTAGGTCCGGGATGGACGGCCAAACGGTTTTGCCGCCCGTGAAAAAAAAGGAAAGAGAGGGGGGGCGGGGATACCACAGGACGCAGAAGTATGAACCCTATTCTGATGCCGTTAATTTTGCCTACCTGGCTATGCACCAGCTTGAGCGCATAACCATGAATGACCCCAGGAAAGACGAAGCCCTTCTGATTATTAAAGGATGGGTAAAAAAGATGGAAGGAGTTCCAAATGGCTGAAGGAAAGGTTTTGGAAACCAACAACCACTCCCTGTTTGTGATGTCCCCATTTAACCGCCACATCAAAGAGTCAATCTACTACCGCGCCCTCAAAAGTAGCCTGATGCGGCATGGATGGCTGGTGTCTGAGCCGATGCGGGTGCGTCTTATTAGAGAAGGGGTGAACAGGGGCAAATACTTAATGGAAGGCGCTCACAATAGGTTTGTGATAGCCATGGAACTCGGAATTTCGGTAAGATACATCGTCGTCAGCGATAATGCGACGATGGAAGAACTAATTTGCGCCACGATACCCGAAAACGTCAACACCTGGCTTGAGCGGTGGCTGGGTCGCGGCAAAAAGTCTTATGCCCTACTGAAAGAGTACGCCACCAAAACCGGGATCAGCGTTTCCACCAGCATCAACCTGTTGGCCGGCGGCAGCGCCACTTCTCCCAACTACCTGTGGAAGTTCAAGAATGGTCAATTTGAACTCGGTGATACTGCCCACGCTAACCTGGTGGCGGAACTCGTCCTGCTGGCTCGACACCTGGGGGCTGCATGTGCTGGCCATAATGGGTTCCACCGGGCTATTTCCAAGGCTGTGTGGGCCGAAGGTCTTGACATCAAGTACCTGAAAAATCGCATGATGGCTAACGTGGCGATGATGAAGGTGCAGCGGTCGATGAAAGAGTACCTGGAAATGCTGGAAGCTGTTTATAATAAGGGTTCCAGAAACAGATACTCTCTACTGTTCCTGGCCAATGAGGCTGCCAGAAAGAGGGCTTTTGGATCGGAAAAAAAGAAAAAGCCTGAAACCAAAAAGCCAGAGGCTACCAGGGCCAAACCCACCGAAAGCATCACAACGGGGGCCACTCTCCCGCATGAGAGGGCCACGGTTTAATGGATTACCCCTCAGTTACTCAAATAATCGGCTTCGTGAACAGCCGTGCTTTTGATGACGTGCCGGTTTTCCGAATGGAGGCGGCCGCGGCCCGGGGAGTTGACGTCCACGCCGCGGCCGCCGCTTATCTTTTGGGCGTCTGGTATGAGGTGGACCCGGCTTATGCCGGGTATATGCGCTCCTTGGCATCCTGGGTCGATGAATATGTGGCCCAGGTTGTCTTTGTTGAAGAAGAACTTATCTCTCCCAAATACCGCCTCAGGGGCCACCCTGACGCCCTCCTACGCATCAAGGGGGACACCGGGGCAACTCTGGTGGACTGGAAGACTCCGAAACCCCTGTCGCTGTCCTGGCGCCTCCAGCTTGCCGGATACCGGCTCTTGGCAATGGAGAACGGCTACTCCGTGGAGCGGGTAGCTTCCCTGCGCCTAATGGCTGATGGTAGGCCGGCAAAATATCAGGGGTACACCCGGACCCTGGCGGCAGATCAGAATGTTTTCAAAGCGGCCCTTGAGGTCTATAAGTTTTACCATTAGCAAGAAGGAGGTTTTTTTGGAAGAATTTGATGATTTTTCAGCGGCCATGGCAGCCCCGGAGCCCCCGGAGCCACAAACCCGCACGGCCAAGGTGGCGGCGGACGAGTTTATGGAGGAAATCTTTCTCCCGGTAGGCACGGACATCCGGCCCACGGCCCTGTCCTTGGTCCCCTACGAGAGAGAGGTCAAAGAACTGGTTCGGATCGCCAAGGAACTGGAGGTCACCGATGCCGAAAGCCAGGCGGAGGCGACCAAGACGGGGCTCCGGGCCAAGAAGCTGCGGCTCCGGGTTGAAAAGATTGAGGATAGCCCAGCCATACAAGCCGCCCTCACCTTTGTAAAAGATGCCCGGGCTCTGATTAAAACCCTAACGGGTCCGTTGAAAACCGACGTTGAAATGGTACTCAAGGCGAAGCTGACGGCCTATTCGGAGTCCCTGCGCCTGGCCCAGCAGCGTCGGGAGGCGGAGGCCCGTGAAAAGGCCCGGAAGCTGCAAGCCGAACTGGACGCCGAGGCCCAGAAGCTGCGGGAGGAAGCGGAGGCCAAAGCCAGGGCCGCTGAGGAAGAACTTGCCAAAAAGGAAGCGGCCGGAGAAATCAGCGAGTCCGAGAAATCCATCTTGCAGCAGACCGTTGAAGAAGAACGGGAGGCTGCCGCCAGTATCGTGACCCCGACGGTGGTGGTCGAAATCCATGCACCGGAAAATGTGGTCAGGACTGGAGAGGGGGCGTCGTTCACCACCTCCAGGTGGAAGGCCCGGCTGGTGGACATCAACCTGGTGGACCGGAAATATTTGGTTGAAAATATGAAAGCCGTCCAGCGGGATGTGGACGCCGGGGTCCGCAAAATCGACGGGTTCGTCATCGAGGAAGTGCTGGGGACCAGCTTTAGGGGGTGACGTGGTGTGTCCATTACGAAAGGAAAAATCTACTTGGGACGGCCACAGTACCGATTTTGGCAAGTGCTATGCCGAGAAATGCGCCTGGTATCACGACGAAAAATGCGCCGTTCTCTTGTTGGCCCTAAAACTCAACGACCTTGACAACAATCTTTGGGAACGGCTTGGAAACCTTGAACGGCTATCTGTTTAACCCAACGGGCAAGTGCTGTACCGCAACCGGCTTCCGCTATAACGACGACCCCTGCCCGGTCCCGAAAGACCTGAATAAAAACAGTTTACCGCCGGGAGCCTATGTGATTTTGCCCGACAACCATCAACATAAAGGAGAACCCTATGGCCACGGCCAAGAACCAGTCGGTAGCGACTAAAAGCCCTCAAGACGCACTCATGGAGGCCTTCAAGAAAGACCTCGTTGACATCACCCCCTACCTGGTTTCCCTGCTGGGCAAGGAACGGGTAGGCCGGTTTCAGCGAATGTCCCAGCTTGCGGTGTTGAGGAATCCGGACCTTTTTAACTGCACCAAGAAGTCCCTCTTGCTCTCATTCCTGTACTGCGCCCAGAAAAACCTCGAGCCCGGCGTCGAAGACGGCTGCTGGATCATCCCCTTCAAAGTCAGGGGAGTCCTCACGGCGACGCCGATCCCCGGGTACAAGGGCCTCATCAATCGCGCCGTGGAATGTGGCGCCGCCCTGAGTATCGACCCTCATGTGGTTTATGAACACGATGATTTCTACTACCAGTTCGGCCTGGAGCCCGACATCCGGCACATCCCGCCCAAGCTGGGCGAAGAACGTGGTGAACTGATAGGCTGCTACGTCACCATCACCCTGCCGAACCATGAGAAGAAGTTTTTCGTCATGGACCGGCCCCAGGTAGAGAAGCACCGGAACGCCGGGGCTGCCTGGAAAAACTCCCCGGACAGCGGCCCATGGAAAGATTGGGAAGAAGCGATGTTCTTGAAAACGGTTATCAAGCAGGGGCTCAAGACCGTCCCAATGTCCTCCGATATGCGCGACCTCCTGGCGGAAGATGGCATGATTGAGGCCGGCGCTTCCGTTGCCGCCCTGGCCCAGGCCGCCGGAATGGAACTGCCCGAGGAACTGGCGGGGGCGGATGCTGAGTTGGAGGCGGCCCAGGAAAAGCTGGCAGCAACCAAGGCCGACACCTCAGAGTTCGACGCCCTGGTGGCCAAGGAGTTTGAGGGGCTTCCCGAGGATGAGAGAAAAGCCCGGTACATTCGCCTGGACGAAAACGTCAAGATCGTCGCCAAGAACATGAAGCGGACGGTCCCGATGTTCAAGAATTGGGTCGTCCCGATGTTCCACCCGTACACGGACACCAAGGGGGCGGAGAAGGAAGGTTTCTGGAGGGCTTTTCTGAATTGGGAATCTGACCCGGCCCGGCCCTGGAATCAAAACATAGCTTCGGTCCAAAACCCGGATTCGGTCCACCAGGCCCGGGAGCAAGCCACCGAACCGCCCGAGGCCGAAGTCCCCTTTGAGGATCGGAAAAGGGCCGTCACCATGGAGTGCTTGAAGAAGGTTATTTCCCCGGCTGATGTGAACCTTGAGGCATTTGCTGACATTTCCCCGGAGAACATCGACGACATCGAGGCCCGGGTGGCGGCTTGGCAAAAGAAGAAATAACCTTCCAGGCCACCACGAACATGGAAATCATCGAGAACCAGAAGATGGCAGCGAAAACGGTAGCGTCCATGTTCCGATAATGCCAGGGATTCCCTGATATTCAATTGGGGAATCCTTAATTTTTTAGGGGGAAAAACCTTATGCCAACCAAGGTTGAACTACGCAAGATCGTCAATGACGCCATAAACTCTCTGGATTATGTGTGCGTTTTACTGGACCTAAAGGTGGCCAGAAAAACCATCAAGAGCCTACTGACCTTCCTTTGTAACAAAATCGACCATTCTGAGTTTAAGGAAGTTTAGAAAAAAAACGGGGGGAGCCTTTGCCCCCCCCTTGACGGTCATCCTGTTGGATTCCTTCTGAATTAAATTGTAGGTTTCGGCTATTTCATGTTTAACCTCCTTGTGTCCGCTTGAAAAATTCTTCCGGTTTCATTTCGATGAAGGCCGCCCGGATCGCTTCCGGGGTCGGCTCACCTGATTCCTTCCATGATTGCACGATTCCCACCACCGCGTCAACACCAAATTTTGCCAGGTAGGCAATTAAAACGGGGTCCATTTATTTACCCTCCACGGTGTAGGGGGCGGCAAATACCAGAAAAGCGTCCAGGGCCGCCCGGACTGATTCCAGGCTGGGCTGGCCGTTATCTAATAGGACCTGGACCGCCATGTTGTGGGCCGCCATGTATTTGTTCCCCAGGCTTATCGCCTGTTTTTTGGCTGCCGGCGGCAGCTTCCCCTGGCTGTCCAACAGCGCCAAGGTCTTGAACGCCGCGTAATACACCTCCTTGTCGGTCAAGAGAACTTTCAGGGTCGTCGCCTTCGGGCTTTCCACTACTCTCGGTGTCCCGGGTCCGGGTGACAGCGAGGACTTCCCGCTGCATCCCAGGGGCAGGACCAGGGCCAGGATCAACAGGACCAGGCTGATTTTCTTGAACATTCGTGCCTCCTTTGGCTTGCTGGATGGCGGACTGGATTGCCGACCTCATGGCGCCGCCAAAGTACCAGGTTGATATGCCGGTAACCAGCCCTCCCATGTACCCGATGACCAACAGCATGACATTCATCCGGTCTTCTGGGGGGGACATTTCCACAAACTTATAGAGCAGATAGATAATCCCGGGGATCACCGTGAGGCCGATAGCGTTCCGGGTGACCTCCCGAATGAGGTCTATCCACATCGACTGCCGCTGCATAGCCCTCTGGAAAGCCTGGGCTTCTGTCAGGGCTGGGCATGGGACGCTCATTCCGCAATCAGCCATGTTACCCCCGGGTCTTCGGAAGCTGGAAGTGCATGCCGTCCGGAGTCGACCATTTGCCGCCCCACTCGAACCCGGCGTTGGTGAAGCACTTGACGAGTCCTGGCGAAAAGCTGGGCTTACGGCCATACCCATTCGTGGCAGCGTTGAAGTCCAGGGCCAGTCCCCAGGAGTGAACCGACCAGCCGTGGCCAGAGGTCATCGGGCGGATGCAGAGGCAGCCGTCATAGGTTCTCAATTCCGCGGCGAACCCCATGGCTATCAGGTTCTTGAAGGCTTGCCGGAGGGGGGCCTCCAGCAACTTGTGGCCGTAGATGCGGCAAGACCAGGGGTGGCCCAGGTAGTCTTTGACGTGGGCCAGGGCCGGCTTGAACTCGGCCAGGTCGATGATGACCAGATAGGGGGCCGGATCACGGGGCTTGCCGAATAGCGATGTAAGCTGGCTCTGCAGCAGGACGGGTGGAACGTCGGCTTCCGGTTCTGGCTCCCCTTCTTCCTCTGGTTCCTGGTAGAGGGCCTTCCATGTATCCGGACCCACGATGCCGTCGGCCTGGAGGCCCCGGGATTCCTGAAAGTCGATCACCATATCTTCGGTATGCTCACCGAAGATGCCGTCCACATCAAGCTGTTCCTCATAGATTTCGTTCAGGCGGTTCTGAAGCTGCACCACCTGGGGCCCATCTGACCCAAGACCAATGACATTCATCGCACCTCCCTGGGATCATAGATTTCAAACTGTGGGGTTTCGTACTGCACCATCATCGGCCGGAAACCGTATAGCGTGTAGTAAATCGAGAAAATGATGCTGGTCTTTTTCCCGGGCAAATTGATAGCGCCCAGCAAATGATAGTGAGCGTCGGTGACGCCCTTGCCGGCCTTGCGGGTAGACACCGCCGTATTCGAGTCCAGCACCATCATTTGGCCTTCATCATCCCTGCGAACAACCGTCCTTACAATCAGGCCCGGTTCGTTGGTGAACTTCTCGAAATCAATCTCCATGTCTACTACGCCCGTCGAAGGGATGCGAAGAAGTCCGTCAGGCGTTCTGGGGTTTGTGATCTCCAGCCGGTTAAAGGTGACGGTCTTGAACGGGTAGAACAGAAAAAACCCCATCACGCCAAAAATCAACATGACCCCGGCTGCCAGGCTGCCCATTGTCCACCAAAACTTTTTGGTGAAAACCGGCTGGGTCACCACCCCGAATTTCCGCAAAAAACAGCCTTCTTCTGGTGTGCAAACCGGCACCAGGATTTCCGCCTCCATCACGTCGTCCATGTTATCCCCTCCCCTTATCGGCCAAAGAATCAAGCCTGCTCGCCAAGCGCCGGTAGTCTTGTTCGTGGCTGTTGATCCAGGCTTTGATCCCCGCTATGTCAGAAACTAACCCGGAATGATCCTTGCATGGGATTAACCGGGTAAGCATTTCACTCGTCAAGCCACAAGAAGCGCACCTATCTTCGGCAGGGGGGGCTTTGCGAGTCCTGACGTAAAAAAGAAAATACGTTATGCCAAAAATCACCAGCCCCAGGGCAGCAACAATCCCGAAGGTTGCCAGGAAGTAGGGGTTCATGTACCAAGTCGATGCACTCGGAAGACCGGCTGCAACATTTCCCATCCCCCCTCCCCTTACTTCTTATTTTCAATAAACTTCTTGAAACCAAGTTCCATGGTCAAGGAAGCCAGAGCCCCCCTTATCTCCGACGTCACCAGCCTGTTTTCCAGGGTCAACTGCTTATGACCGTCAATCTTGAGCCCCACCCCGTCGATCTTGTGGCCGAGGTCCGTGGCTCCCGCCAGCATTGTGGTCCTTATGTCCCTGAGTTCGATGGCATACTTCTCCACACTCCGGGCCATTAGGAACAGGGTCAGGGAAAAGACCAGCATCAGGATCGCGGTGGCCCCGATGGTGATTTTCCAAAAAAGGTTGAGAGCCGGGAACGGACAGCACGGCCTCCCGAGAAGAAGGCAGCCCTGTTCAGGGGACATAGGGACCAGCGGAACCGGATTTTCTTCACCCATTACAGAACCCTCCAGATAACCGTCCCCAGGTCCCCAGCGTCGTCCACCTTGATTTCAAGGCGGGTCGAGAACTTGGCTCCGTAGAATTTGATCCCGGCGGCCGGTGTGGCAATGGGGAGGACTTGCTTGACCACACCGCCGTCGGCCAGGGTAACAATCCCGGCCAGAGGGGCATCGAAATAGATAGCGTCCAGCCGGGCCCCGGACGTTCCATTGATCCGAGCGTAGCCGTCCGTGAGGGCATCCGGAGCCAGGTTGGCAGAAACCGCCACCACCGGCTCCAGAATGCCGGCCGGGGTAAGGATGACGTTGTAGTTCGGCGCTGCCCCCTGGGACACAACGAACTTCCCGGCAGCAGCAGAGGCGGCGATGGCGGCGATTAACCCGTTGGAAACTTCCTGTTTCGTGGGGGTCGCGTCAGAGGTGAACGCACAGGCCACACCGTCGATGGTGATGGTATCGGTCTGGGCGATGGCGGGATTAACAATGGTGATGGGGATGGTGTGGATGGAAACTTGGATCAGCCTGTCGATGAACGAGTCGGTCGGCAGGGTTTCCGGGAGCCACCCGGCACCGGTGAAGATGTACCAGACCATGGTGTCGGTCGTGTAGTAGGTGGACCCAAACGGGACGCCGGCAGTCGGCTTCAGGGCGGTGGACAGCCCGGTGTAGTGGTGCGGATTCTGATTTTGCCGTACTTTTGCTAATGGACTCATGGCTATCTCTCCTTTGATAGTGGTTGGCTTGTCTTAAGCCAATGATCCCTTAACGCATACTACTGTATTCCAAGAAAATTGTAAGGATTCTTTTTCTCCCTCCTGTTTAGAGGTTCTCTACCCAGCCGGTCATTTTCCTTCTGGATGAGCCGGACCATGGCCACGTCAACCGTGTCGATGTCCTGCATTTCCCTTGTAGGCCTTTGGATTCCAAGAGCGGCCAGGTTGTTGAACTTGGTGGCCTTCTCGGTAAGTTTCAGGTCGTGAATCAGGTCTGCAACCTTATCAGCGCCCATTTCCCGGAGAACCGGGTCCAGGGCCTCACGATTCCGGATCAAGATTTCAGGGTTGGCGCTGGCAATCTTCTTCAGGAAATATGGCTGCCACAGTCCCCGCTCCTTTTCGGTGGCTTCTTTCCATGCCCGGATTTGCCACTCCACGGGCAGGGCCACAAACCTGCCCAGCCCGGCGGGCGCCTGGGACTCGGCCACGATGGTCTTGATCTGTTGGCGGGACAAGTCGCCCGCGGTCATAGCTTCCTTGGCCTTCTCTTTGAACCCCTCCACGTCGCCCTGTTGCGCCAGTTCCCGTAATTCCCTCTTGAGCAGCTTTTCTTCGGCCACCTGTTTTGAGGTCATGGTGGCCCGGTTCTGCTTGTTGTACTCGTCAATGACGTTCATGGCCGCCGTGTTGGAGTAGGCCCTGGGGACTTTGGTGATACCGATAAGATTCAGAGCCCGGGCCTTGGGGGCGTCCGTGGCCAGGTAGCCCTGGATTCCGAAAGGTAGCAGGGTTTTCCCGACGTATTCTCCGGTCTGGACAACCTGGGTCCCCAGGGTTGCGTAGGGGTCCCGGATTTGTTCGCCAAAGAAGTCCTGGTTATCGGTGAGGGCGGAGAACATCCGCAACGGGAAATTCAGCTTATGCTTTACCATTTCAACCGGGTGCGCCAGGCCTAGAACGTCCCGCATATAGGTCGGGAGCCGTAGGCGCTCGGGCTGGCCATTCGGCATCAGCGAACCGGTGCGGGGCATAAAGAGGTCCTTCATGTCCTCCGGCCAGTCACCAGCGAGAAGCCTCTGCGCCAAAGCGCCGGCCACGGCCATGATGAGCGCCGTGCCAAGGTAGAACTCCATGCTCATGCGGTTCTGCCGGCTCATTTCTTCCCAGGAAGGCATCTTCCCCCGGAGAAGATCGGCACCGGCCTGCTTAGTCTGCCCGGCGATGTGGGCCAGGCCCTTGCCAGCCTGCAAAATATCGGTGAAAGACCCGATGTTCCAGCCGGGAAACCCTACAAAGAGCCGGAGGGCGTCCCTCATGCCCCGCTTCATGGAGAGGTTGTCATAGACCATCTGGCCGAAGATGTTGTCGTGTTTCCGCATCACCTCTTGGGCCAGGCTAACCAGGTCTTGTTCGGACAGCGACTTGCCGGCGTTTTCTGCAATCTTCAACTCCATTTGAAGGGTGCGTAGTGCGGAAGCTATTTTCAGCCGTGGGACAAGCTGCCCCATGATCGGCCAGGCCATAGCCTCCACCACCTTCCGGGGCATCCCGCTGACCTCATCAAGAACCTCCGCAAACGACTTTGACAAGGTGTTAAGGTCCGCCTGGCTCGGCTTCTTGAAGGTGTCAAGCATCTGCTGATAGGTCTTTAACTGCTGGCGCATCCCGCCTTTGGTCAGCAAATCCATGAGTTTCGAGAGTTCCGTGTCGCCCTGTGACCCGGGAACCGAGTATTCACCGGCTGCCTTGCCGCCCAGCTTGTATTGCGTCGGGATGTCAAAGGTTCTGCCGACTTCAGCCAGGTAGTGACCGGCCAGCCCCATCCTTCCGGTCATGGCGGCGCCTACGGCCCGGGTGATGTTGATCCCGGTCCCCAAGGCCATGGAAGAAATCAGGCTGAAGGTGGCATGGAAGGCGCTCAGACCCACCATGATAGTGTTAATGAAGGACGTCGGGGTGTTGTAGAATTTATAGAGGACGTTTTTCCCGATCCCTTTGGACAGGAAGTTCTCCAGCACCCGGGCAACGTCGGAGTGGGCGTAGTAGCCTTCCAGCGTCTTGTCGCCCTTCAGGGCTTCCCAGCCCGGCGTCGGTTTTCTGGTGATAAACTCTGAGTCCTTCAGGTCTTTTTCGATATACTTGCCAACCACGAACCTGAATTGCTCATAGAGGTTGGCCTTCATCATATTGACGTAGTTATTGTCCAGGGGCTCCAGGCCCAGGCCCCCTTTCTCCTTCACCATCAGGTCGGCCAGGGACTTGTCCGTGAAGTTTTCAATCACCTGGTCTTCCTTTTTGCCATAGAGGTCCACCTGGACCACATCGAAAGTGCCGTTCTCTCCGGACCGGACCTCCAGCTTCGGCTTGACCGAATCAGAGAACAGCTTCATGGTCCGCATCTTCTTGAAACTTTCCGTCCCCGTCAGCCCCCGGCTTTGTGACCCGCGGAGGGCTGCCTGGATCACCTGGCTGGCCAGTTCCGGGTTCTTGAATAGACGAGGGAAGTATTCGTCCCAATAGGCTGTTTCGGTGTCGGGAGCGGTCTTGCCGGCGGCCTTGGCATCCTCTGCCGCCTGTTCCTTCAGCAAAGACCGAGTGGCATGAATACCGTCGGCCAGGGCGCGCCAGGCCTGGGCTGCCTCCAGCAAGGTGGGGTCGAAGCGCCCTTCCTCTGCCATTTTTTTGAGGTCTTCAATTTTGGTGGTTTCAACCGTGTTGGTGAAGTCCAGCAAATCATCACGGGTCATTTTGTTGAAGCGGTCGTAGTATTTGTCCAGAATCGTGGCGGCCTTCTCCATTTCCCGTGCGCCCCAGCCCAGCCACCGGATGATGCTCGACTGAACCAGTTCGGCTTTTTTGGAAAGGTTGGCTGCAGAACCCATTTCACGGAGAGCCCGGAGAATTGAGGGCTTGGGCGGCGCCTCTATCGTTCCCTCCGGACCTGGCCTCTCTGGCACCCCCAGGAGGCCCTCCGGGATAGCGGTTTCGGTGCCGGCAGGAAGCACGGCCCTCTCGGGCTTGAAGAACCGTTCCCAGAGGTCAGCCTTGGTCAGAAGGACGTTCTTGCCCTTGACGTTCACCACGGCGTTCCCGGCCCGGGTTCCGACGTACCGCTCTCCCTCGTAGAGGGGGATGTCCCGCCCTCCGGGGCCCGTCAATTCCTTCCAGAGTTTGCCCTGGTTCTCATCCAGCTTGATCTCGAACTCTTTCTGGCTCATGGGAACCGCGGAAATGACGTATGGCTGGCGTTCTTCCCCCGGCTCCAGGGAGAAGGTGGACCCATCTACGGTCTTGGAAGTGCCGATGACCTTGAAGGTGTTCCGGTTCCGGCTCCCGTCATAAGCCTTGCTGGCCTCCCGGATCGCTTCTTCCAGGGTGTTAGCAATCTCATGGCCGGAAGGCGCACGGCCTTCCGTGTCCGTCCCGAGGATGTTTCCCATGCCGTCCCTGGGAGTATCCCCGCCCCACTTGTCCAGGTAGGTGATCTGCCACTTGCCCTTCAGCCCCGGGTAGGTGGAGCGGTGGATAAGAATCTGCTTGTTGGGGTCCGTCGTGGACTGCATCCTGACGCCGGAGGGTTTCTCCCCGGCCAACTTGATGTTCTCGTCAGCCCAGGCTTTTTGTTCGGCCTGGATTTTCTCCAGCTTGGCCTGGAAGGCGGCGAACCCCTTTTCTTCCTCTACGCTAAAAAGAGGCTCTTGGGTGAGGGTGCGCTTGCCGACCTTGCCCTTGGTTTCTTCCGGGGCCGTCCGTAAATGGGAAAATTCGTCAGACTTGATGAGCCTATCGGCATCTATTTTATGAGAGCCGAATGGCGTGTCCACGGTCGCCGTGTTGCCTTCCAGCCCGACAACCTTAACCCAGGTCATTCCATGGGGCCGCCCCAATGGAGCCCTGACTTCATCCCCGATTCTGATTGCCCCGGCTTTCGTGGCTACAAAATCCTCTTTTGACAACACCCCTTCTTCAATGGAATTTTTGGAGTCGATCAGCATGGCCGCATATTCCCTGGCCTTCTTTTCGTCCCCGATCCTGCTCCTTAATTCTGGCCTCCCATTCACTTCTATAACCCAGGCCGCATTTCTTATCCCAAGGCTGCCCGACTGCCGCCAACCGAAAACGGTGCGCCCATCTTTGTCATAGCCAATTACCGAATCAAGAGGGCGCTTTGCCTGCCCTTTCCGGTTAAAGTTCAACTTTCCCGGGTCAACCTCCAGGGGCGGGCCCCGGATTTCCTGCAACTTCTCTGGGGCTTCAGCAAACTTAGCGCCTGGGTAGGGGGCCAGGGCGGCCCGGGCGTCCTTGGGCCAAAGCGCCTGTGACAGGTCGATTTCTTCACCGTGCAAGTCTTTCCGGGTCAAGCCGTTGGCCAGGTCAGCGGCCACCTCGCTCTGGACCGCCCGGTCACCGAGAGGCTTCAGCCCGACTCCTTCCCTGATTTTGTTGAGGGCGTCCTTGTAGGCCTGGAACTCATAGGACCTCGTATTGATAGCGTTAATCAGCTTGAGGGCCTTGGGGTCGTCGGCCTTCTCGTCCAGGTGAAAAATCTCATGGCCCCAGCTTTGCTCATGGGTGCCGCGGACGCTGCCCTTCTCGGACACCACCAGGGTGTAGCCTCCCTCGGTCCTGGGGACCAGGACGGCGGAAAAAGGCGCTTCGGCAACGGTGATGACTTCGTGGACATCGGTACGCTTGTCCACGACTTCCCGGATCGCCTGCACCTTGGGGGAGTTGGCAAACTCGTCGCTGCCCGGCTCTACGCCTTCCCAGAGTCCGGCTTCTTGGGCGATGTACCCATCAGCTTCTGGATTGCGTCGGGATTCGATATATGCCAGTTCCCTTGCTCGTCTTTGTGCATCTTGGGATAGATCACCAGTCCCGACGGCGTTACCAGCCTGACGGTCGGGGGGGACGCCTGCTGCTTCTTGGGCATTTGCTTCTGCCTCCTTGTTGGCGGCTACCCTTGCCGCCCGTTTCTCAGCTACCCTTGCTGCTGCACCGGCATTTGATTGCTGGCGCAAGGGGATGAGTTCCATCTGCAATTTGTGCATCTGTTCCCGTTCTTCGTCGGTCATCCAATCGTATTCAGAAGGGGAAAGACCTTTGTTGGGGCTGGGGCTCTCGTCCCGCCGCTTCGTGGCCGCGGCGATGATTTTGTCCATGTCCCTGATAATATCGGCCTCAGTCCTGGGCTTGGCAGCCCTGGCGCCAGGCGGTAGCACGGCCCGGGGTGAATCGTCAAACAGGCCACCGGCCGGACCAACGCTTTCACCGAATAGCCCCGCCTGGGCCGGACCCTTTGCCTTTGCGGCTTGCGCCTGGCGGACCCCGGCGATGGCGCTGGCTGCCATGACCTTGGCAGCGGTTTCCTTCTCCGTTGTAGCCAATAGGGCGATTTGCTCATCGGTAGCCTTGGGCTGCGCCCGGAGCGTCATGGCCGCCCGTTGGGGGTCGGCCTTTGGGTATTCCTCCAGGATGTTCTTTAAGCGCTGCTCGAATTTGGTGAGGGGCCGGCGGTTTGCAATCAGGCTCAACTCATTGAGGTCGTACATCGGCTGGCCCTGGTAGAGGACCGATTCCACCATGGACTCCGTGGCCTCAATTCCGTGAACGCCCTGGTAACCGCTGGAGAAAACCAAGTCGCCACCAAAATAATGGGCCAGAGTTTGTGAACCGTATTTGCTCATGGCCTCGCTAAACTTACGCTTATAGTTGGAACCAAACGTGTCAGCACGAAGATACCCGTTTGCAGTCAGGGCTTCATAGACTTTTTGTGCCTGTTTTCTGATTTCCAAGCCAAGGCGCTGATCTTTAGTGGCATCCTCAATTTCTTTTGGGGGCGGTGGCTCTTTTGTGTACTGTTGCCCCGATTGGCCGGATTCGATCTCAACCGGTCCCACCTGGGATTTCCATTGCTTGGCATACCCGGCGAGAAATTTCTTCGGGGCCTTATCGTAGATGAGTTCAAAGAACTCTTTCCGGGGCAACATGGAGCCTTCCGGCTCCGCCTGCATCTTCTCCCAAACCCGGTCAGTCAGCTTGTCAATCTCACCCGGGGTCCGTTCCCGGTTAAGGACCCGTCCCAGGATTTCCCTCAGTCCGCTTTTATCTCTTACGAAACTGCCCCGGTTCTCCAGAAGGTGACCGCGTTCCCGGGCCATGTCTTCAATGGTCTGAAGGACTCCATCGGCCCCGGCCCCCATGTCGCCTTGATACTGCTCCGTGGCGGAAACAAGAAAAGCGCCAGGAGGTCCCGCCTTGGGGTATTCCAGGTGGGGATTATAATCCTCGCCGGCGGCCTCAAAAATATTGGCGTAAGCCTCGCGTCCACCGGAGGCCCCGTCTTCAATCAGGTCTTCGATGGCTTGGGCTCGGTCAAAAAACATTCCCCCCTCGCCGTCGTCTTTCCAGTAATCCTCCCTCCCCAACGGGTCACCGTTAAAGTCCAGAGAAATCAGGTCTTCAGCGCCAAGAGCCTGGATCAGTTGGGTGTCGGTAAACTGCGCTATTTTTTGCTCCGGGTCCCTGGTGAAGCGCCAAACCGCTTCGTGTTCGCCCCCCGCACCGGCCCTGCCGTACCCGATAACCTGGTCACCGTCCATAATATGGTAAAGGTCATTGGCAAGGAATTTAGCGGTATAGTTTTTCGCATAATCTGGAATCGCCGGCTTCACCTGGGGACCGGCCTCCGGTTTCTGCCAGTCGATCCGGTCAGAACCCCAGCGCTTGAACTGCTGCTGGCCCGTGGTCCAGGCGACCCCCTTGTAGTTCCGCTCGGCGGCGTACCGGAGCAGCCACTTTATCACGTACTCATGCCAGGTGTTCGGCATCGGGTGCTGGGGAACCCCACTAAGCCCGTCCTTGAAGTACATTTCAGCGCCACGGACGGCATCGTCTTTTGTTTCATATAATCCGCCGGGGCCGGACTCCAAATCTTCCCAGCCTTCCTCCCCCGGGAACAAAACCGAGTAGTGCGTAGCGTCAGCGTCGGGAACCTCGACCCAATCCCCTTCGGTTTTGGGGTGAGTTATGCGGTAGCCGCTTTGATCGTTCTGTGTTCTCTCTATCAGTTCGTTGCGGGTAACAATTCGGTTCTGGACAGCGGGGGGCAAATCATCAAACTCTTGCCCCGGCTGGTATTCCGCGTCGTTCTGGTCGACCAGTTCATTGATCCGGTCTTCGATCTGCTGCTCTATGAAACGGGATGCTTCCTTGTGGCTGTTAAATTCACCCAGCTTGGCGGGTTCTTGTCCTGCCATTAAGCCTTCAACCTTAAACTTCCCGCCTTCTTCGGGCTCAACATACCGATACCCTTGCAACTTCAGTTCACCGGCGTCCAGCCTCTCCTGAATACTCCTGGCATATCCCTGGTGGCGCCCAGCCGCCGCCCAATCCGACTGAAAATCGCCATTGACCACCAGCCAGATGTTGCCGGCCCGGTCCTTATAGAGGGCGAACCGAACATGGGCCACCGGATTCTGCTCGTCCCAATGGCTGTGTTTGTAACCGGCTCCTTTGGGGAGTGTGTATGCCTTATTGATAGCGATGTTCTGCTGGCTTCTTATGTCGTCAAGGTCGTCACGGTACACCTGGGCCTCCCTGGTTAACCGCGTCCTTTTAATCACGCCCTCCCAATTATAGTTTGGGTCCCAGACCTTCAGGGTCTTGAGCCACATTTCGCTGACGCCCTTGGCGGTGGACATCAATTCCCTGATAGCGATGGGGCCGTTCCCCTCGTTTTGTGGGGCGGGTGCTTCCGGCTCGGGGATCGTGGGGTTCCCCATGCCGTCGAGTTCTACTGCCTTTTCCCATGCTTCGTGTTCTTTTTTCCACGCTTTCAGGGCGGCCACGTTTTTTTCGTGAATCAGGTCGTCCACATGGGCCATGGCTTCCTTGATGGTAGGCCCGGCCTCCTTGGCCTGACTTTCCAGGTTTTCAATCCTGATGCGGAGGCTGTCTATCTTTGGACGGTATCGTGCAGCGGCAGCTTCCCGCGCTGCCATGCCTTCAGGCGACGGGCGCTGGGGGTCAAGCGTCATCACCACTTCGGTGTAAGTATCAGGAATGGCCCCGGGGAGTTGATATCGGGCATATTTGGTGGCGGACGGGCGCCTCCTGGTCATTAACTCTCTGGCCTGCGCCCGGTAATCGTCGATCACACCCCGCGCTTCGGCAAGAGCCAACCAGTTGAAATCTGGAGCCTGGAACCGTGCTTCTTCAATCCGCGAGTCATGGTCTGGGTGGCTACCATCAATCATTGCCGCCATGGCATTGGCCCGGTCCACCTGGGAGTAGCCGGCTGCATGGAGGGCCGCGTGGCCATTGGCAATCAGTTCCGATAAAAACGCCTCACGCTCGTCGGCCTTCTGGGTGAGTTCGTTTATGCGGAACATTTCCGTGGGACCCGGAGGTGCGTTCTGGTCCCCGCCCTTAAAAACATCCGTAATATGCGGCTCACTCGTTCCCAAATACTCGAGTATTTGTCGCTTCGTGATGTGCGCCGGCTTCGGTTTGCCTGTGATGGCAAGCCCCTGTTTGTCCACGGCCTCCAGCTTCTTGGCTTGGGCCTTGATCCAGGGAATCACCCCGGACAGGAGCAGTTCGTCCTTCTTGTACTCGCCATGGGAGAAGATCGGCTCACCCTTCTTGTTCTTGCCGATCTCCTTCATGCCGGCCCAATTTTCCAGCAAGTCGATCGTTTCTTGCGGCGTCCCGCGGCCGGGGAGTTTTGCTTCGATGTGGCGCTGCATCTTGGAGAAGAAGGGCGCTGCAATAGTGCCAGCCGTCCCCTCGGCATTGTCGTAATCCAGCCCTCCGTGCTTCTTGGCATAGGCGGCCGCTTCCGCCTCAGTTTTGAACCGCCTTATTACCTTGCCGTCCCTGGGGTTAAAGACCTCCCAGGGAGTTTTTTCAACGGGATTCAGGTCGAAGAAGTAATCTTCTCCCTCATCCCTAATGGGTTCGTACTCGCCTTCGTTTTGGATCGCCTCTCTTTCAAGAGCCTCAATATCCGCATCATCTGAATCAATCTGGGCGAGGTCTTCGGCGCTGAGCCCAAGTCGCTCGGCTTCGTCTTCGATTGCGGCATTTGCGTAGTCCTCCAGGTTTGTTTCAAATTGTGGCTTCAGGTCGCCCCGAATGAGGGCCGCCAAAAAATTGGCGTCGTTCTCAAATTCTGCGAACATTTCCGGGTAAACCCCCGCCAACTCTTGGAGCAAGGCATCCGGCCCCTGTGCGCCTTTCCGCATATAAGGGAATAGCCTTCTGATTTCTTCGGGCTGAAAGTTCTCCCTGATGACCCGGGCGTCCGACTTGAACCCGCCAAAAGCCTTGATGATGGTCTGCCGGTCAAAACGAGCCTCCGCCCTCTGGAGGTTGTATTGCCGCTTCGGCTTGGCCATGCCGGGGTAAACCCCTGGGGCAATCTCGCCAGGGAGGACCGGCGGGGCTTCCTCTGCTGGGGCCGGAGTCAATGCCGGCGCCTGCCCGGTTGCGGCCGCAACTTCCGGGGCCGCCTGCTGTTGGAGCGCCTGGTGAAGCCTGGCGGCCTGTTCCCGGATCGTCCCCTTGCCCTGGGCGCTGCCTGCCCATTGCTGGCGGAACTCGTCGCTGACTCCAAAGGTGGGAACGATAAGGCCGCCCTGGTTCTCGAAGTTGACATTCGGCCAGGCTTTCCTTAAATCCTTGATGTTCTTGGGGCCGGTGACCGCCGGTGTGGCCCTCTGCGTCACGATCTCGGCAAAGGAAGGAGCGGGGGCCGCTGGGGGTTCCACTTCTGTCGGAACTTCCGTCACTTCCGGCGGTGCTTCCGTTTTGGCGGTTTTCGCCTTCGCCCTGGCCAACCGCTTTTGCCATTCGGCCTCGGCGGAGTCCACCGCCTTTGTGAGTGCCTCAAAGGTGGTGGCGTTTTTGGCCCTGGCCCTGGCGATAGGGGTGTCAGCCAGGAAGTCCTTAAACTCCCTTTCGTACAGGGCCTTGACAGCATCCTTCTCAAATGACGGGTCAAGCGATCCCCATTGTCTTTCCTCGAACCTCTCACCAATGCGCTGCCGGAGCCGGTCATAAAGGCCCACGGACTCGCCTTCAGCAAGTTCGGTTACCGGCGCGACCTCAGTTACCGGCGCGACTTCGGTTACCGGCGCGACCTCAGTTACCGGAGCAACCGGGGCCGGGGTGGCCTGCTCTTGAACCGTGGTCCCCGCCAGGCCGACGGGCTGGACCGGCGGCTTCGGGGCCGGCGGCTCCTTTACCCGGTTCTGGGCCTTCAGTTCTTCGACGTAACCATCCCATGCCTCTTGCGTCACCTCACCCCGTTGGAGAGCCATATACATTTCGGCGGCCCCGGGGGCGTCAGCCATGCGGAGCCCCGGGATAACCGTTTGCCCCAACTCCACGCGCAATTTCTCCAGGCCCGGCCTGTTCCCGCTACGCTCCGGCGGCTCATCATAATTCTGAATCCGCTCCACCAGTTCGTCCGCCGTGGGGGCTGCCTCTTTTACGGCTGGAGCCTCCCTCACGCCCATGGCCCGGTTTGCCGACTCTATCCCGCCAACGGTGATCGGAGCCGTCGCTCTCCGGGGGGCTTCCTCGGGGGTCTGTACTGGCCCCTCTGGTGCCACTTCTGTCGGGGCAGGGGCTAACTCCTGCGGGGCTGCCTGCTTCGCTCCGGTCAAAGACGTTTCAGGAGCGGCCCCAGGAGGCCCCTCAGCCCCTTCCTGGGAACCCATCAAAAGGTCCATTCCGGTGCGATTGAAAGCGCCGCCCGGGGGCGGCACGGTCCCGGCGGGAGGTGTAACCTCGCCTTCTTTCGGGGCCATGACTCCAGGTTTGGCCAGGGCTCCGGCCCCGCCGCCCAGAATTGCGCCGACTGCGCCGGAGGTCAGGATGTTCTGAAGGTTCTGCTGTTCCTCTTTGCTCCAGGTGGAAATCACCTCCTGCAAGGACTCCTGGGAGCCTTCCGTTACCATCCCCTTGAGAGCCCGTGCGATGGTCCTGCCTTCTTTGCCGAAAAACATAAATTTGTCGGTCAGGGTGAGAACCGGGAGGTTAAGGAAGAAGGTCCATGTGGCCGAATTACTAGCCTTGCCCGGGTCTACTCCTTTTTCAAGCATATCCCGGTAAACCTGACCGGCTTCGGTGGACGCTTCGGTCACGGCCATGGCCCCGGCCCCCATCCACCCGGCTACTTTGGGAGCCACCTTGGCCAAAAGACCCAGACCCCGGCCAACGCCGAACCCAGGGATAAAGAAGGTCGCCATGGACCCGGCCCCAGAAGCCAGTTGGTCAATGAAGGACGCCTCACCTTCCGGCGTTACATCCTTACGGAGTTTCCCCATGTAGTCGCCAAAATCTTTGCCAAAGGCTCCGCCCGTAACCCATTGAAGCGCACCGCCCAGCCCTTCAGCGGTCCCCAGGGCTCCACTTACAAAGTGCCGGCCCAGGCGCTCCGCCGTTCCCATTTCGGCTTTGGGGGCTGGGGGGGCAATATACGTCGGGAGCGGCCTGCGAGGTTCTGCGGGACCGGCGGCTGTGGGCGCAACCGCCGGCGTTTCAGGGACGGGAGCCACTTCCTGCACGGCAGCGGCGGCGGCAGGGGCCGGGGTAGGCCCGGGGGAACCTATCCCGTACTTTTCCTTCAGGGCAGAAAGAGAATCTTGTGCCGGAGCAGGGGGCGGCGCCAGGGGCTCAGCTTCTGTCAGAGATTTTACAGGAGCGCCAGGGCCTTCAGGTGCGGCGGTAACAGGAGCGGCAATCCCGTACTTCTCCTTTAAAGCCGTAAGAGAGTCGTCAGCAAAGTCAGCCATTCGATCACCTTTTTATTGAGCCGGACCCCATTCTTTGGGGCGCATCCAGTTGGGCGTAAATCCCCGTCCAAGCATTTCGAGTTGCTGACTGGCCGATGTGCCGGGCTGGGATTCTGGGAATTTGGTCTGGAAAGCCTTGGCGTTTTCCAGCAAATACTTCCTTTTGTCCCCCGGGTCTTTTTCCAGGTCAGCCACAAAAGCAGTCGCTTTGTCCAGGGGCATCCCGTGAAGTGCCGCCACGTTTTCAGGCGTCAAGCGGCTCTTGATAGCGTTGATGGTCATCGTCCCCTTGTGGTAATCCTGGGCTGCTGGCAGTCCGTGGCGCTTTGCCACCTCATATCCGCCATGGTAATCACCGAAATCCGGGTCACCAGGTTTCGGCACCGCATCCTTGCCGGTTGCAGTTTTGTAAAACTCATTGTAGTCCGCTGCGTGTTGACTGCCCACGGCTTCCTTCTCGGCTCTTATGGGGGCCAAGGACATCGCCTTGTGGTAGCCTCTCGCCCCGGTTACGTCGATGTCAGCCGCGTCCTGCAACAACCGTTTTTCATACGCCTGCTTTACCGGCACCATGTCCCGGTAATTCTTCCTTGCGCCTTCAGTCCGCGCCTGAATCCATTCGGGGCTTCCTACCCGGGCCGCCGTCGCCAAGTTCGGGTTCACCGTTTCCCTGTTCATCCCCTTAATCACTTCGACTCCAGGGGCCGGAGCAGCCGCAGGGGCCGGGGCCGCAGGGAGCCATTCGGGCTTTACCGGCGCTCCACCAGCTACCACATCCCCGCCGGCAGCCCGGCGGTTCGCTCCCCTCCGCAAGTCCCTGGGCAGCTTGTGGTTCGGGATGATCGTGCCATTGGTGTCGGGGACCATCAGTTCCGGCCCCTTCTCGCCAACCAGATATGGCCGCCTGCCCTGTACCGGGCCGCCCTTGGCCATTCTCATGTAGTAATCATAGTTTTCTTTGGGGGTCACGGCTGCAGCAAGGGTCTGGTCGGCGGAATACTTGTGAGCCGCCGCCCCTGTTTCCGCCCCAAACATGGAGGCCTCCGCCGCCTTTTCCGCCCCGTAACGGTGGGCCTCCGCCGATGCCCCGGAAGTGATGTCGGCAACTTCCTTTGCGCTATCGGCCCTGATCCTGGCTTCTTCAAGTGCGGTTGCCCCCTTCTGGGCTTCGACGCTGGCGTAACTCATGGTTTATTCCTCCTGTTTTCCCTGATCCCCGTAGAATGTGATTGGCACAATTTGCCATTTGGACTTGTCGCAATCGGCCTGCACGTCGTCGTCTTCGGAACTCTGGTAGTCCTTAGTTATGCTGACGTCCTTCAAAATCGTAACCCGATCCCCCACCTTATACTCTGCAAAATCTGAGGGCTTCAGGGTTATGGGTTCTGCCAAGTTGTGCCATTTCACCTTATAGGTGGAAAAATGATAGTCCCCGCCTTCGATAATTTCTTCAATGGTCCCGGTGGTAAGGAACACCCCGTCCACCCAATTCCCGGCGTAGATAAAGGGGGAAGATTTCTGTTCACCCCATGGTAGACCGCGCAACATTCTGACGCCCAGGCCGATGAACTCCCCGGGGATCGGCCACTTCCGGTCCCCCTCGCAGACCTCCCCGTCCCCCGTCAAGACCATCTGAAGCCACCAATGCCTCCGTAACCTTACCGCCCGGCCGGCAAAGATATAAACTACCATGTGGTAACCGGACGCTTCCTTGGTCCTCTTGTACAGCTTATTCAGCAGCACCCTTTCTTCATCAGGCCAGATAAACCATGCAGGCGGCTTCGGAGGGGTCTTCTTGCCACCTCCGTCCTGGGCCACGACCTTCACATTTCCGTCCTCATCGGGGAGGGATGACAGTTCCCCTATGGCCATCATCATTTCCACCGCTTCAATCTGGAACCCGGCCACGAAGTTCATAATCAGGTAGATGGGGCCGGAAACCCCTTCCGGCTGGCTCATAGGGGGGGCGCTGGTGCCAGCAGGTAGCCCTGACATATCGGGGGGCGGCTTGGAAAGCGCTTCAGCGGTCAAAGCCTCTCCACCAGAGGCCACCTTGTATTTGGCATCAAATATCAGGTATCGCCCGGCCTTGGTCTTGAAAGGGTAAATTCCCAGCCTCTCCAGGTTTTCGTACAAGGGCGAGTCTTCTTCGATAAATCCCACCTGTCCGGTCTGTCCAGGCTCCGTGTCCAGGGCCCACCAGAAAATCGCCTGGTCATCCTCCCGAACTCGGGTGGCCACCAGTTCATCGTCCAGCCGTTGCTGGTATTCAGCCTGGAGTTCCTGGACGCTTTTGAAAGACACCCTGCCCCCTATGAAATCGACATCGTGGTGAAGTCGGCGTTGTTGGAAAGCCTGGTCACTTCGCGACTGGCGCTCACTTTCGCCTGGGCCTTGTAAGCCCTTACCTGGTAATCTGTTTCTACGTCGTTTCTTTTCATCGCCAATTCGAGTTTGGTTTCCATCAGGGCTATCTTTGCAGCCGTCAAATCTGACTGCAAGGAGCGCTCCTGACCGAGATTGATATTGGTCCTCTCTTGCTCGTAGACGAACACGTCACGGGCGTTGTCAATTTCGGTTTCTCGCAAGTCCTCTTGCACCTTGTCCACCAGCAGCTTCAGGCCAATCTCGGCTTCCAGGTCGGCGCCACTCTCAATCTGGATCGTATTGATAGCCTCCCGGGTATCCCACAGGGACAGCATATCATCAAGGTGCGACTGGATATAGGCGAACCCGCGGGTGAGTTCTTCTTTGGATACCTGGTATTTGGTTTCCGTCAGGCCCTTCACCAGGACGTCCGCATAAATATTGGCCACGTCGGCCTGGAGGGTCGCCTTGTCGGCTTCGGCCACATAAACTTCGGTCTGGGCTGCTATCAGTTTGATCTCAGCTTCGCCGGCCTCTATCCCGGCCAGAGCGGCCCGGACATGGGCCTTGGCCACATCAACCTTGGCCTTGGCAATATCCGCCTCCACCTGGGCCTGCTCGATGGTTTGCAGATAGGTCTTGGTCTGGACTTCCAGCAAGTGCAGGGCTTCTTTGTCGATAGCCAGGTTGACCTTGGCTTCCTCATTCGCCAGTTGCTCGACTTCCACCAGGGCGGCATACTCCTTGGCCGCCATGATAAGGCCCTTCACCTTGGCGTCGTAAACCCGGGCCGCTAACGTGTACTCGTCGGCAGCCCTTTCAATGGCGATCTTCGCCCGGCCCGTGGCGGCCTTCTGGTCGGCCAGATAAACGTCCTGATCAACTTCGGCCTGGCTCAACTCAATGGTCTGGTCCCGGTGGCTTTCTTTGATCCCCCATGCCTCGTCGCTGATTGCCATGTGGTTTTCAATGCCCGGGGTGGCCAGGACGTCCAGGGATTCCTCCAGGTCCTCCAGGGGAGCCATGACCCCGCCATAAAGAAAGGCGAACCTGGTTGAAGCGTTGCGTTGCCGGGTTCGTGTGGCCAAAGCCTGTTTTTCAACGGTATCCATCATGGCTCCTTATGTTATGGTCTTCCATTGATAATTCCAGGCCGTGCTGTTAATGACTTCTTTGACCTTGCCCGTGGCCTCAATGGCGGCAACGTGTTCCATCCCCTTGTCGATAATGCTCTGCCAAAGGCCAAAACCATACATGAGCCCCGTTGAACTTGTCCTGCCTTCCCATTCTTCCCAGAGATTATGGGCCTCTTGCTTCCAGATTTCTTTATCAGCGTCAGCCGTGATCTGGTGACGAGCCAGGGACGTGTCGAACTTGAGAAGGAGTCCGTCCTTCTCCAGGTCTTCCTTCTTAGCCAAGATGCTGGCCCGGACCTCATTGGCATACTGTTGGAGCAACCGGCTGGCCTCCGCCCTGGCAAACATGGTCGCCTTGTCCTGGGAAACCAGGGTCTTTTTCGCGTTTTCCAGCGTGTTCTCCGCTACCCGGATCAGGTGCTTTGCTGATTCTTCAGCATCCTTCAGTTCGATCCGTTCATACCCCAATTCGATGATTGCCTTGGTGAAAGGAATCTCCGCCACAATGGCCGCGGCCAACTTCTGCCGGGCGTCGGCCTTACTGAGGTAGAAGGGGATCATTTCCCGCTTGACGCCGGCCACAACCATTTGGGCAGCCAGCAAGGTGGTCAATGTTTCCGCACGGCGGTTCTCGGCGGCCAGCACCAGTTCTTCGGCGGCCAAGACCTCGTAGATGCTCCCGATGATCTCCAGCTTCTTTTCAGCCGTGGCCAGTTGAGCCCTCACCAGGGCCGTTTCGTAGGGCAAGGTGGCAGCTTCCGCCTCCACCAGGTCAGCCTTCAGGGCCGTGACCCGCCTTTCTGCTTCGGCCCTGGACTGGATAATTGAGCGCTGGCGGAGGTCCACTTCGGAATTGAGCCTTACCACATCGGCCAACCCCTGGTCCCGGAGGGCCGTGTTCTCGGCCTGTTCAATCGCCAGGGCGTTCATCAGTTCTTCCCGGTAAAGTTCCATGGCCAGCTTGGCCAGGCTCACCACCAGCTTCATGGCAAATTCGTCTTGCTCGAACAGGACCTTCCGGCGGTCATCGTAAATCTTGCCGTTGGCTTCCGTCAGCTTGTCCTTGATCTCCTGGCCGGCCGCCAGGATAGCCCCCAGGGTCACCCCCGGGGCAGACGAAAAGCCCCGCCCGGCAGCTTCGGACAGGGCCTTGTCGGTGGCAGCCTGAAGGTCGCCCACCAGCTTTTGGTTATCCAGGGCCCACCTGGCGCTCTCGGTGCGGTTAAAGTCCGTCATAGGGCCTCCCCAGGCCATGATTGAAATACGGAGCCTGCGGCACCGATTTGTCGCCCGGCTTAACGTCCACTACCCTGGCCTCTGGGTTTTTGAGGATGAACTCTTGCTTCTCAAGGTCGGCCGCTAACTGTTTTCCGGTCTGCCGCCCGAAAAAGTTCCTTCCATAATGGACCCTGAATTTCATGCTTACCTCCGAGCCAGGCGCAAGGGGGTGATCTCCAGTTGACTCAACTCCTTAAAGTCCACGATGTCAACAACAAACTCGTTCCCTTGAATATCCCTGCTCACCACGACCCGGTTATCGTCCCGATCCGGCGAGAAGACCCCCTCCCCGGTATCAGACTCGACACGAACCCGTGTCGACTTCCCGGCGTTCTTGCCGAACTGGACCCCTCTGATCCGCTTCTCCGAGTCGGTGCCGAAGTTTGCCGGCCCCACCCGGGCGCCCGTGTGAATGGTTTCGCCGGCATCAAATTCCCCGCCCAGAAGGTAAATCCCGTCCTCCCCGGCAGCATATGCCTGTTCACGAAACTGAGCAAAGGAATTGAAGTTGAAGGCCGAGAAGATGCTGGGCTCAAAAGATTGGCCATTGAGAACCCATGCCTCGAAAACCTCAGAAGGTTCGGCCCCACCCAGAACAAACCCGCCCAGGGCGTCCCCGGTGATGACCACCAACGGGGGCATCCGGGATATTCCCAGGCCGCCACCGCCTACCACAAATACCATGCCGTCGCTTTCGATAACCGAAGACGACGGGGTGCTTTCCTCTATGGGACTGTCTTCTCCGCCGAACTCGAAGCCGCCGGAGCCAACTATGGCCTGGTCCAGAGAAGTCGGATAGGAAACCTCAACCGGAACGGCTCTCACACCGCCCATCTTCCATCCGCCGGTTGGGACTATGGCGGTTGTTGTCGGGGTTTCGCCGGGGTCCAGGGTGAGGCCGGAGCCGGCGAGTACGAACCCGCCGCTGGCCTCCTGGACGGTGCTGGGTATGTCATCCGGGGAAACCTGGCTCAAGACACCGGCGCCACCAAATGCGAAGCCTCCGGTGGCCTCCAGCGCCTCCGAAGTTGGCACGGTGGACTCTGCCCCACCCGATACATCCGAGCCACAAAAGGCCCAACCTCCGCCCGGAATAACAATGTCTTCCGGCGGCATGGTGGAGATCGCTTCAAAATCTCCAGCAGCGGCGCCGCCGCCCATGTAAAAGCCGGTGGGTTCGGCCTCAGTTCCGTCGCCAGATTCCGTAGGCGTTTCAGAATCCCAGACCCCGGCCCCGCCCATGGCAAAGCCGCCCGTAGAGGCTGGTATGTCGGTTATAGTCCCCGCCTCAACAGGTTCATAGGGGGATACCGGGATGAGCCTGAGAAGCCCGTGGCCGCGGTAACGATGCGACCCATAAGAGGTCGCCTGGGGGGTTAAGGTGATTGTCGCTTGCCCCGTGTAATGCTTTGGTCCCCAGGCCGGGCTTGCCGGCGTCATTGTTATAAGCCCCGCCCCGGTGTAAGCAGGGGGGGTGCTTATCTTGAACTCAAATTCATAAACATCTGGAGTTGGCGATGAACTCGACCCTGTTCCTAAGAGCCGGTAATAACGATAGTAAGTGTTGTTGGCCGCTAACTGCGTTTGTGTTTGGGTGGTGGCGCCTCCCAGCGTAAAAGCGCTACCGATGTCGGTCCAGTCAACGTCGTTATTGCTTCCTTGCCACTTCCACGACCCCTGATTGGCCGTGCCTGATTGATAGTATTTTGCTTCAGTTATAACCTTGGGTGTACCAAAGTCGAACTTGATATATTTCCCGGAAACCGTTGCGGAAGGGAACGAAGTGGTGTCTGTGAAAAGGCCATTTACAAGTTTACTAACAGGCCCATCGGTAAAGCTGACATCCGTGGTGACCGTAATTGTTCCAGTACGGTCCCCGGTGCCGCCCGGATTCGCATAGGAAGTTGGAACTGGCATTTTATGCCGCCATTACTGTCGGGGTAACAAGGATGGACAGCCCATCCGGGGTATCATAAGGCCCATCTGAAAATTGTTCCACCAAGATCAAATTTCCCGAGGTTCCGTTCACGGCGTCGGTGATGAAGTAGCCGGTGACGTTTCCCCAATCCCCGCCCGATGCGGTGAAGGTCTGTTCCTCATGGGTGGCCTCGTCATCAACTACCGTCCAATTTGCATCGGGCAGGGCGATGCGGTCGTAGCCATTCGCCCCTTCGGTTAATTCCGTGATGGAGGCCAGGTTGGCGGTTTCGCCTGGCTCGGTCAAGTCGGTATAGAGCCCCAGGTAAAGGTTCCCGGACCCGCCCCGGGTTCCACCCGCCAAGAACACCTCCAAAAGAGCGTTTTCACCTTCATTGCAAAGTTTGGCCATAGCTATTCTCCTTGTTCTTCGGGCCACATCCCGACGGCTTGAAGTTCTTCCTTCGTGTGAGGACGGTAATAAAAGTCAATTCCCTCCGGGGTTTCATAACCGTCGAGAGGGCTCAGGTCCACGCACCCAGGTTCGCTTTGGTATGCACTATTCAGAAACCAGGTGAGTCCCCTCTGCTCTACGAGGTCAGCCGGGGCGTTTGGCCACATATCAATGGGCGGGACATAGCCGACTTGCGAGTATCCGCCGCCCCAATCCCATGCAAAAGTCCCTTCCGGGCCGTGGCCACAAGCCATAGAAGGGGACCCGCTACTAACCGAAGCCTTGATTGCTTCCACTAGTTCAGGACTATAAATGCCGGCCTTGACCATGAAATACTTATGCCGCTGGCCTTCCGGTGGGTACACCTCCGGGTTATTGGGGTGCCGGGGGTCCAACTCGTAACTCCATGTGGGTGGATTCCCTGTCGGGTGACCCCGCTCAGCGCGCTCCACATACCAGAAATTGTACCACTCGTCCCATTGGGTCTTGCCCCACCCTCCACCTTCCGGCGGCCAGGTCCATTGCCAAAACGCCTCTAAGGTCTGATTGTACTCGTTTGGGATAACGGGAACGTATGGGCCTAACCAAATCGGGCTGCCATCGCTGTCGCCGCCTTCCTCAGAGTGAGCAATATAATAGGTGTATCTGGCGCTCACATCTTCGCTGGCCCCGTAAATTGCGTAAACTATGGGGCCGACTACAACAATCCAGACGGTCACCTTGCATCGGTAGACATTCTCTATCGACCTGAAGTGCAGCCTCCCGGTTGGGTAAAATCCGCCCGGGTCCCAGGGGAAATAATCCACCAGTTGCCACCTGGGGAACGGCTGGTCTTTGTCGTTATTTTGAACCTCAATGGCGCTTGAAGCCTTTTCCGCCTGCTGCAGCAACTTATAGTCTAAGTCGGCGGGGTCTTTATCGGGCAGGGTCCAACCCCCCGTGAAACAGGGGTTCGTCGTACTCCACCCTGCGTCTGCCACGGATTCCTGGGCCTTGGAAGGCGAGATAAGGTATGGGTTCGTAGCAAGCGCCCCGTTGTTGCCGCCCCAATACCCCGAATTAACGGCCCCGCTCACCTCCAGGGAGAAAACATCCTCACCTATTCGCGGCATACCGTCGGCAAAACCCAGGACAGCCTTTGCCACACCTTCCTGCACCATGACGACCACTTCGTCGCCTACCCGAAAACTCATCCAGGCCTTCTTAAAAAAGCCCTTCTCCTGGTCATAGTCCTGGGCTTTAACATCGCCCACCGGATCATCCCAGAAGTCCTCCCTTGGGTGATAGAAGATGGGGATGAAGTCTGAGTCCCCTGCTTCCTCCGTCCGGACCTTGACCATGCTCTCAACCTTGAAGGGATCGCCCTCAAGGTCGATGTATGGATTCCCTGCTGCTATCCTATCCGCCGGCGGGATATGCTCGGGACGCTGAAAGTCCGTGATAGTCCCTTTGACGAATGAGGTCTTACAAACGTCAGAGAAAGCAGGGAAGTCCAGGCGCCGAGAAAGCGGATACTTCTCGGTAACCTCCAACTCGGTGCCTGGATAGATTTCAGCGTCACTCATTCGTTACCCGGTACTCATCGTCAAAGTCGGCTGGTAGCTGATTTTCTGCCCCAGCGTGGTAATGGCAATCGGGGTCGTCAGGGCTTCGACGAAGACCAGCTTCTTGCTGGAGTCCCCGGCCAGCGTCGCACACACGACAGCCGGGCCGGAAGTGTACAGGGATGCAACCGCCACGGTGAGGCCGTCGTTGCCAGAACCGCTAATCTTCGTGGTGGCTTGGGTGGCGACCGTGTAGTCCTTGCCGCCGGTGATCAACTCAACCGCAGTAACGACGCCGCCCGAAACGGCGGTGACCCGGCCAACGCCGCCGGTCCCGGTCCCGATGATGAACAAATCACCGACAGCGTAGCCCGTACCGCCAGCAGGCGGGGTGGCCGTCAGTACCTTGATCTCGGACGTGGCGGTCGGCCTGGACACTCCCACCAGGCTTGCCCCGGCCAGGAAGGTGCCGCTCTGATTCTTAAGGTAGAGGTTGCCGGCCGCATCACCAGCGGCCCAGGACCCGGATGTGATATTCACCCCGGTCACCTCCGCACAGACCGCACTTTGACGGAGAACGTCCCCGACGCGGATAGGCTGGACGCCGGTTGTGAAGGGCAGGACCAGGGTGTAGCCGAACACGCCGTACACGGTATTTCCAAGCGCCACATCGGGGGCCAGGAAGGTCCACTCCAGGGCGGCAGCGCCATAAATGGCCGAAGCCTTACCGGCGGAGTTGACCGACATGGTCCACATTGACGCTACACCCGCCGCCGCCTCCTTGACGACGTTATTCAGGTACTTCCTGATGTAGCCGTAGGTGGTCGGGTCGGTGGCCGGCATTTCCTCCAGGGTGGAGAAAATGGTATTCCCGTCCGGGATGACTTGGTTCTTGTAAAGGCCAATGACAATGGCCTGCTGAAGGAGAATCGCCTTCAGCGCCTCTTTTTCGGCTTCGTTTGGGATGTAAACGCTCATAAGGTAATTCTCCTATTCCTGGTTTTATTATTCAGCCTTTAACAGGCGGTAAAGCACTTCGATCTGGGCGACGGTAGCGTCTTCGGGAACGTCGGCCTCATTGATCTGGTGGACTTCAACGGTGATGGGCTCTTTCAGGCCTTCAACGTAGCCGTCGGTCAACTTCTTCCGGTCTGCTATGACTTCGGCGTATTCCTCCTGAATCGGAGCCAGAGCCGCGTCAAACGCCTCCTTGTTGTCACCGAAGAAGAACTCCTTCCCGATGATTACGGGGGCGCCGTTGATGTCCTTCTGAGCATATTGCCGGCAGAGCGTCAGGCGCTTGTCTTCGTATGCCCGGAACTCCAGGGACGGCTTCAACGCCTCGTCCAGGGCCTCCACCTCTGGCTTCAGCTTGGCTTTGGTCCGGGCCACGGCGTAACCCAGCTTAAAGCCTTTCAGGTTGCCCAGCGATGCAAGGCCGTTCCACAGTTCAAAAAGTTCCTGCCTGGTGATGGTAATCTTCATTCATGCCTCCTTCTGTTAGGGTTAGGTTTCCCCTCCACCTCTACCACACTTTAAGGCCCGAGGCCCGTGGTTTTTTTGATGCTGGCCAGGGCCAGGCCGTTCACGGTCTTGACGCTGCCGAATGACAGGCCGCACCACGTTTTAGGAATGGCCGGGCCATAAAGCGCAGACTCACCAACATAAATATACCCAGAGGCAATAGAGTAGTTGATCCGGTAATAGCGATATGGGGTGGAGTTTGCCCACCAGAAGTCATGATAATGACCGGACTTCAGTTCATTGGCACACGTCAACAGCAAAGTCCAGTCCGTGTCATTAGTCGATCCTTCTATCGTGGCGGTCCCGAAATGGTTTGTTCTCATCGCAGTAGATTGTTTGAACGTCCACCTTGTACACGCCCTCCACGCCGATGCTGTCGCCCCGAAATCTATCTTGGCCCAACGGCTCGCACCGCTACTGATAAACTCAGTCGCCAGGTTGCCGTCAAAGGCATTAGCGAAAACATTGGTGGTATAGTGATTTGCGTCTGAGTAGGTCTGTCCGGCCCCGTAACTGAAAAGGGTCGTCGGGATGCCCGGGGCCTGCCCATCCGGCCCCATATATTTTACTGCCCAGATTCTCGGATAAGTTGTCCCGCTTACAAGGGAATTTATTTTCATCTTGTAATAGCGATAAGCCGTGCTATTTGAAAACGTGACATATCCATAACCGTCGTCTACTGATGTTGGCACCAATCCAGTTGCAAGACTTGTCCATGAAATAGAGCCGTCGGCATTGTGAGTGCCACCTTCAACATCAATGTCATCTGGTGACTGGTTATGTGCGGTATCATAAAGTTCTATTCTGTCAATCACATAATCGCAAAATGGCGGGAAATCAACGTAAAAATAAGCAGGAATGACGCCCTTGGTCCAATAGGTTGCGGTATCTCCGTCCCACCCCTTATAAGGGTACATTGATGAATAATACCCGTCAGCGAAGTACCCGCAATTTGCAACGACATCGTTGTATTGAGTCGACATCCCTAAACCTTGGTGACGTAATCGTACTGCGGGTTAAAAAACATGGAGTCGGCAGTTATTGCAAAGCCGACCACCTGGAGGACGTCATCGGTGCCGAACTCTGAGAAATCGGAGGTCTGCATCAGAGTCCCCACCGTGGTAGACAAAAAGATGAGCCCCGCTCTCCCGGGGCCAAGGGTCCAGTTCCAGCTATTGTCCCGGATCACACCTCGAAGCAAGACCTTCTTACTCCCCGTTCCGGTTTCCAGGGCCAGGGCCACGCAGGGGGCCGTCGTGGACCCGTCGGCGTCAGCGGTGTCCATGTTGCCATCCGCCGCCATGAACAAGGGGGCCCCGAATCCTTCAGCGTTGGTGTCCACGGTGATGGTGATGATGTCGCCGTTGGCGGTGTGATCGGTGGCCGGGACGGTGTGGACCGTGCCGCGGCCCAGGGTGCAGAGCAGGCCGTCTTCCGTCCTGATCTTGAATCCGGCGGTGCCGGCCCCGTCGATATCCTCCACCCACATTTGGGCGATGTTAGCTGGAGAGGTGCTGGGCGCCGTACCAATTCCCTGGGAGAACACGGAGGCAGCGCTGGTGCCATAGTCACCGGTTCCAATCCCGAAGTTGGTGGGATTTGGGACAGTTATGCCGGGACAGGTCGCCCCGTCACGATAAAACGTCATGGCGTAAGCGCCGGCGTCCCAGGCATCGTTCACACATTTAATCGACAGATACGTGGTGGTCAGTTCCCAATTCCACCACTTTTCGTTAGCGTCGGCGCCAGCAAGGTAGTGGATAATGCTCGGTGATATTAACGCATCAGCAGAGGTGTTTCCTCCTGTCAGAGTAATAGCTGAGCCAGTAATGGTGATGGGGAGATAGACAGAGCCAGTATCGTCATAGGCATTAATGCCAAGCCCAGCAGAACTTGTGATTGCAAAATCACTTCTATATCGAGTTGCCACCCCCCTGAGTCTAATATTGACTTCAGAACTATCGACAGTCAGTTTATACGGTGGCGACACCGTCCCAATGCCGACGTTACCGCTACCAAGAACGGTGACCAGAGGTGAGGTGTAGTTGTAAATATCTAAAACGATTTCGGCAGCAGCCAAGACCTGGCCGCCCGTGCCGCTTTTCTTGAACCCGGATAAATGGATAGCTGGGGTGGTGGGGGCCGCTCCGCCGGATATTCCGTATATGACGAGCGGATAACCGGAGTTGTGATCCGTCAGGCCAAGAAGCTGGAGGCCGCCGTAGGTGGTGTTCTGGATTGATATTTTGGAGTACGCGCTGGTGAGCGCCCAATCGGTAATCCCGTGTGCAACATTCGAGCCAGTTAAAAGAATGTCGCCCAAAATATTGGCAGCGTAAGCGCCAGCGCCAGCACCAGCCAAGAGTTCGAGGGTGGCGCCGGTTCTTGTACCACCTTCAATCCTCACCTGTGGATTGCTTCCCGTCCCCCCGCCGATAATAAGAGCCCTGCCAAGAGCGGCTGTTCCACAAGAAAGATTTGCCAGGTCGCCAGCAAAAGAATCTGACGCCTCTAGAGCCAAGAGGTCCCCGCCACCAGTAGAGGATGTTACTATATAGAGTGCAACCCCGGTCGTAAGACCGTCTGCTTGAATATGGGCAACATAACCCGATACACCTGATAAAGGGGAAACAACGTGAAGCTGAGAGGTGGGTATTTGAACACCGAATCCAACATTTTGTTGAAAATAGGTTAGGCCGTTTTCATCCACCGTTGCAGCGGGTGTATCGCCATCGCTGGACCAAAGTTCGTAATGCTTGTGGTCGTCCCAGGCTAATTTTTTCCAGGTCGCTGCCATCTAAACCCCGTACTTCTTTTTGGCTTGGGCTACGGTTTCGGCTACCAGCATTTGCAGCACCAGGAGGACCTGGGGGAGGGGCAGGCGAGATTCAGCGATAAAAGCCACGAAGCGGTTATAAAGCTGCGCCATGCTCTGCTCCAGTTGATCCTCATAGAGTGTCGCCAGGTGGTTCAAGGCGGCTTGTCGCTGCTCCACGGTGGGGGAGCAGGCCGGCCCCAGGGCGTCCTGGTCAACCTTCTTCTGCTTTGCCATCTTCTGCCGCCTTCCTTCTCATTTCCCGAAGTTCCCGGAGAGTGGGCTGGGGCTTGGCTGGCGGTGGGGGGGCCAGCAGGCGCTCCAGTACCCGTTTGAGGACTGCTTTTTCCTCATCAGTCAGGTGCATGGCTACCCCGCCACGGTGCAGACGTAGGCTTCCTGGGTGTCAAGCTGGAAACAGCCCTCGCCATTGGCGGCGGTAGTATTTGCTCTCGTAGCGGCGTTGGCGGTTGTCGGGAAGGCGACCCCACCAGATTCCGCTTCCCATGCCGGCAGCCCGGCGGTGACCTTCAGGACCTCGCCGTTGGAGCCAATACCGAGGATTGCGGCGGTATTGCCGTTGGAGTACATGATGTCGCCGTTGGCGGCGAAGTCCGACTCCATGACGGCGCCGGCGGCGGCAACGCGGGTGGCATTACATTGCTGAGCCCCGTCCTCCACATTGGCCAGGCTGCGGATATTCGCTCCGTCCAGGGACACGATGTTCCCGGATAGCCGACCCACGACGCTGTTGGCGCTCACCACCAGCCCCAGGGCGACGTTGGCGGCCTGGGAGTACAGCATAACATGGGCCTGATCGAACAGCGTAAGCGCCGGCACATCGTCGGCATAGGCAAGTTTTTTCCAAGTTGCGGCCATGATCTTCTCCTTAATCTATTTGAACGTAAACCCCTTTATCGGCGGCATTGTAGCCCACCATACCTTCAGCTACGGCCCCCCCGGGGAGGGCCATGGGGACCAGCACGATCCCCTTGAACTCGAAAGGCTCCGCACAGCTTTCCCAATTTCCGGTAACGGCGTTGTACCGGATGATGTCCCCGGTGTTCGTGCCTTCCGGATAATCATCCCCCTTATCTCCTTTATCCCCCTGCAGCCCTCTCGGACCCCGCCTTACCTCAATAATGACGGCTTCCGGCTCTGGGGCGACTATTACCGTTTCAGTTCTAACTTCAACGGCAATAGCCTGTTCTTGAACGGTGATAACCTGGTCTTGGCCCAGGGCCTCGACCAAAACCGCTTCAAGAATGGGTGCAACAACCTCGGTCAAGTTATCCGACCTCCATGCCACCTACGGCGCCAGAGTCCCGGGTGACCGTGCCTTTCACAATCACCATCCCCTCAACAAAACTTTGGCGAAGCCCGTGAGGGTCGGTAAGCACCAGGTCCCAATAGGCCGTATCATCTTTGAGCAGGATGGTCTGGGTATCCGTCAGGCTGAGAACGATGCTTCCAATGAGGGGCGTGATGTCCACATGGAAGGCAACGATCAGGGCGTCCGTATCTTGCCCTATCCGTATTTCAGCTTTGCCGGTATATCCGGTCAGGTCCATCGCCTCCCCCTGGGTTTTGAAATAGAGCGTTTTGGAGAAGTCGCGGTCCCGGTAAATGGTTAGGTCCAGGGATGCCGGGTTCATGTCAATGCCCCCAATTCCAAGATTGAACTCAGAGCGGGGTCACCCCCGTTGCGCTGTTGACCGGACATGGTGATGATGATCTGCGGGATACCTTCCTTTACCCGGAAAAGCCCTCCCCCTTTTTCCCGGACTGACATCCGTAGCCGGCTCTCGGTAAGGTGGACCAGGTGGCCGGTCTGAGTCCCCACAACAACCCCGTGGGGGCCAACCCAGACCGGAGAAGGGACTTGGGAGAGGCGCCGGCTCATTTCGTAGCCTCCGCCGACTACGGCGCCGGGCATTTCGGCTATCACCAAAGTCCCCTGGACGGCCCCGTCCCCGATGTCCTTCAGGACCATCTTGGCAGGCTCCGTGCCATCAAGAAACCAGGTGTGGGACTTGGAATTGACGAACAGGCCGTCCTTGACCGCGGCCACCATGAAGACTTCTTCCGGGAAGGGCTTAAAATTCTGGGACCGGAACCAGCCATATTGAAAGGGGTCGCTGTAAATCAGGTTTTTGCCCTTGCAGGCCCAAATGCGTCCAAAAGCCTGAACAAAGTGGCTAATCCCGCTTGGCGGCTTAACGTCGAAAGTCGGTAGCCAGGTGATCTTGGGGGCCAGGCCCGTCACCATCCCGGAGGCCACGGTGGCCAGGCAGAGGTCTTTTCCGTTGGGGTGCGTGATCCAGCATTGGGCGTCGGTTGCCATGCCCGATAACTGAATCCCCTGGGTTCCGCCTTCCCAGGAAACGGTAGTCAGGGGTCCGTTGCCACTTAGCTGGACCCCATCAGACCGCGTATAACAGAGAGAGTAAGTCCCTGGGGGCATATCACCGGCTACTATGGCGGCGACCGGAGCCGGCGGGAGGGATAGCCCCCAGGGGCTTAACGCGCCTCCCAGGATGTCGTAGGTGTACGCCCAGGTGGGCGTGGCCATGTAGATCAGATCGTCGAGTTCGCCGTAGCACACGGGGGCTTTAGGGCCTGACACGGCCCCAAGGGACACCGCCGCATCGCCATCAATCCGGTAGAGGATTCCGTTTGCAACCACCAGCATGATGCTTCCAGACCAGAGAGAGTGCGCCCCTGGCAGAGAGATTTTGAGGACGTATCCTTCTCTCTGGACAAGTTTTCCTCCATCCGTCACCTCCACGTTCAAGGCGATCTTGGGCGTAATCCGCTTGGCGTCGTCCAAAAGGATGCCCGGGGCCTGCGGCAAATTGTTCATCCCCCTGAAACCAATGGCCCTGATGGGTTTAGGCATACCTGGCTCCTACCGGGTCACGGCCTCCGTGGCGACGTGATCCGCCCTGAATCTTGTTCAGGTATTGAACGAGGCCTGGGCCTTCCGTGGGGCTCCCCCGCAAGCCGGCGACCAGCCTTCCCTGCCAATACTGGAGCCCCTTGGGGTCAAAGTTCTCCACCTGGTCCTGAAGGTGTTCATAGGCCTTAACGGCGACCTTGGGGATTATCACCCGGGCGTGGTAAGGCTCGGGGATGCAGGTGGGAACGTCCGTGGCCCTGGTGAGCGTCGTGGGCTTCTTGTAGTACCAGAGCCGGATCGTTTCGTCGGCCATGGGATAGGTAGCAAGCTGGGTTCCCGATACCGCCACATGGGTCACATGGTCGGCGGTTTCATCGTGGTCAATGTCCAGCCCGTCCAGGGCCTCTATGGTCCTGACGACCTTGATCTCGTTGTAGTCTTCGTCGGCAGCCCGAAACAGTTTCTTCTGGAAATCTGCCGGCAAGGCGAAAAACCAGGTGTCGGTGGTGACAGGGAAGTCTGTGGGGGAAATGGTTTTGAGGTCCGGCAGTTCAAAGGCGGCTGCCAGTTCGAGAACGGCAAGGTTTATCCAGGAGGCGTAGTAAGACTGTAAACTCCGGTCTTGGACCTGTAAGGCCAGAGCCTTTTCCAGTTCACCCAAATTCATCGCCGTCACCCCTTAAAGGTTTATGCTTCCTGCTTCGGAACACAGACCTCATCGTTGGCCCTTCTGATAAACGAATTGCGGCCCAGATCGGCACCGCACCTCGGACAGGTGTTCGTCATTTCTACCGGCTCGTTCACCAGCCGGACCCGCCAGGCTGGGTCGAAAGCAACCAAGCACCCGGGGGTGCGGCAAATTCTGATTTTGCCTTCCCCCGGGTCGGATGGTGATGTTCCGATGATGACGTCAGTTTCGCCCATCGTTTACCCCACGGCGGCGGCCGGTTGCTCCGGTGCGGCTTTGGTGGTGGTTTTTGGGGCAGACTTCTTCGACTTGCTCTTGCTCTTGCTCCTGGCCGCGGCCTTGGGTGCGGAGGGTTTGTCTGGCTCTGCCCCCTTGGGCGCCGGCCTCGACTGCGGTGCAGCGGCTCCGGTTGCCTGGCGCTGACGGTAATTGTGCAGCCCGATGATTGCAGCCGACAGGACCGGGCCCGGGGAGAAGAAGTTGTAGAGGTCGGCTTCTTCCGGGATCGTCCCGTCAGCAAAGACCGGGGTGTTGTCAGCCCGGAACCCAATGGGCCGGGGCGGGTTTTCTTCCTGTTCGTGGCGGTGACGGAACCATTCCAGGGCTTCCTCCAGGTCCTCCTGATTGGGACCGAAGGCCGCCACCAGTTGGGACTCATCCTGGACCGGCAACCCGTTGATATGCTGGTATGCGCCGTTGGGGGTCTTTACGATGTGAAAGCCCCCGTCCATCCAGGAGGTCGTATCCACCTTCACAATGCCATGATCCCGGGTGTAGATTTCCTGCCCGGCTTCTTCTTGAACCACAGGTATAGCCATAGCTGTTTCCCTTTAATCGGATTCGGCGGACCAGATTGAGTCTGGACCGGTCTTAACTCTGTCGGCCCCGAAGTATTCATAGACGGCCCGTTTCACCCCGGGGTATAGGGGGTCGTTGAAGTCATGGCCGCAAATCAGCTTCTTGGTCCGGGGAGCCCAAGCCTTGATGTCGGCCAGGCAAGCCTCATAGGAGTGGTCGCCGTCGATGAATACCATGTCCACTTCGGGAGGAACCACGTCCCCAGCCGCGGCTTCAAGGCTGGTTTTCTTGATAACGGTGAGGTGGGGGAAATGCCCCACGTTCTTCAGGAACTCAGGCATGAAGTCGTCGCCGTCCTTCAGGCCCAGGTTGGGGCTGACGTAGTTCTTCCAGTCGCCGGAGAAGACGAAGGGATCGACGGCGTAGACCTTCCCCTTGTCGCCGTTGCATCCCGAACAGAGAGCATAGGTGCTGCGGCCCAGGAAGTTGCCGATGCCCACCACGGACCCCATTGCTTTAGACTTCTCGTAGAGCCATTCCAGTTCCGGCCGGCTCATCCAGCCCTTGATTCTCTCGGCCTTGTCCACGGGAGTTTCCGGGAAGTCGTACCCCATGATCTCCACAAGTTTCCAGGCCCGGAGAACCTTCCTCAGTTCGATCACCTTTTGGGCAGTCGGGAAAAGGTAGTGGTGATAGAAAAACCCGCCGCCTTCCTTGAACCCGGCAGCCTCGAAAATTTCCTTCATCAACTTGAACTTGAGCCCGTACTTGGCGATGTTCCGGGACAAGATGTAGTCGTCCACCAGATGATCCGGGGTAATGAGCCCGGTCAACCGCTCGGGAACCGTGGGAAAGATGTTGCCCACGGCCTCTTTCGGGGTCAAGTCGGTAGGCGGCTTCCACAAGTCGATGCAGAGGTTGCTGGCGACAGCCAGCCAGTTACCCGAGCCGATGTTGCGCCCGTCCCTCTGGAAATAGCGGTCGGTTCTCCACCTCACCAGGGAGAAGTCCTTCCCAAAATGCGCCACGGTGTCCTTTGGAAGAAGCTGGGTCATATCCGGACAGTCCGGGTGGATCAAGGTATCGGAGTCGATATAGATGTTCCAATCGTTCTCCATCTGTTGGCCCAACTCATAAATCTGTAGTTTCTCAAAGGTGATCGGCCATTCAGGGAATTTCCTCTCCCGGATGATGTGAAAATCGGCCCCAATCTTGTGGGCATACGCCTCGATAAGCGGATAAGTGAGTTCCGTGATCTCGGGCGCATACCCATTCAGATTGAGAGTAAAGACCGTTTTTTTGTCGGTACGCATAAATTAGCGTCCTACCATTTCCATGTAGAGGGTGGTGGCCGCCGGGGCGACCGTGTTATCCATTTCAGCCAAAGCCGCTTCAGCCACGGCGCCGCCGCCGGTGACGGTGTGCGTCAGGTTCGCCAGGTTCGACGGAGCGTCGCCCGTGAAAACCGGAGCGTTATGCGTCAGGTTGGCGATGTTGGCCGGGGCCGGCACGGCTGCTTCCTGAACGCCGCCTTTGGTGGCAGCGTCTGCGCCAAGGATGGTGACGTTGGCCGCCTGGTTGGCCACCAGGGCGGTGTTGGCGCCGTTGACCCCGACGGTCAGGGTTTCGTCACCCTGGCTGTTGGCAGCGATCATGAGATCGTGGGTGTGGTTCGCCGGGGCCGGGACAGCGATGTCCACATGGTTTGCCGGGGCCGCCACGTTACCCGTGGGGGTCGGCAGGGTGATGTTGGCATGGTTGGCCACGGTGATGGCATCCCGGGCAGCGCCCAGGAAAATCCGTAGCTTGTGGTTGGCCCGGTCAAAGGAGTAGATATAGCCATTGCCGGGCTGTTCGATGTACGCCCGTTTAATGGCGAAGTGAAAACCGAATTTCCCAATGGCCGGCATGGGGATTCCCAGGTTGGAATATGTCAGAACCCCGTTCCCAAACTGCACCGTGGGGAAGGTTCTGATCCCAATGCGTCCGTCCGGGGAGCGGTCAATGTCCTCGGGGTTCAAAGTTACGGTCACGTGAGCAGCGGTGATTGCAGCCATAGTTCTTCTCCTTGATGTTGGAGGCCGGGCGGCTAACCCGGCCCCTTCCCTTTAGAATTAGGTTGCCTCTACCCACAGGGGCTGACCAGCAAGATTCTCGGCGCGGTTCTGCACGATGATGATGGGCTGGTATGCACCGGTTTCGTGCACGTCGCCATTGACCATCGTGGTGACGACCATGGACAGGACCTCGCCGGCCTTGAAGCCATTCGGGGGCGCTGCCGACGGGGAAGTGTCCCCGAGGGTGATGGGAACCCGCTTCATCATCAGATACCCAGCCGCAAGCGACCAGATGGTGGTCAGCGGGGTAACGCCGTCGGTGTCTTTGGCTGCCAGGCCGATGGTGTCCAGGGCCAGCTTGTCGTCGATGGTGCAAGTGAAGGCGTTGTCGCCAGCACCATTCAGAGCCACCGTCGCCAAACTCGCCGCTGCGCTGTAATTCACACCGCGGTTCACGATCTCCACCGTGGCCACAACACCGCCAGCGGTGACGGTCGCAACCCGGACGATCCCGCCGGATGCGCCGGTCTGGGTCAGACTCAAAAGATCGCCCACAGCATACCCGGTGCCGCCGGCGCCACCAACAACCGCCGTCTGGACGCATTTGGTGTGGCGGTACAGGGTAAGGACGCCGGGGGTCACGACATCGTGGACATCGAAAGCCGTGGTTACCCGGTAGCCCCAATAAAGCACCGATCCCGGCAATTCCATGGTTCTGGACAATGCCACGGTTGTCGCCGCCGCATTGATGTTGACGGCAGCGGCCAGGGAAGCATCCCCGATTGCCGCATTAAGTGCGTGAAGTTCTTCTCCATACATGGTTTATCCCTCCAGGCCGGTTAAGTGGCCTCAACCCAGAGTCCCTGGGCTGCAAAGTTCTCGCCCCGGTTCTGAGTAATTAAGATCGGGAAAAAGTCCCCGGCAATCCCGACCCCGCCCGTCGCTGCGGTGGAGATCAGAATTTCCACTTCCTCCCCGGCGGCATAACTCGCAGGGGGCGGGGGAGTGGGGGAAATGTCGGCATCCAGAAGGTTCGGACACCGCTTCATATACTGGTATCCGGCGATGGCACCATCCGGCAGAAGCATGGTATCCAAAACCACGAGGTCGCTGACGGTCACGGTCAGGTTGTTGTCGCCGGCGCCGGTTTGGGCTACCGTCGCCCGGGTCCCGGCAGCATAGTAGACGCCCGGATTGAGGATTTTTACCGCCGTGACGACCCCGGCAGGGGCCGCAGTCACTTCAAGGAGGCCCAGGCCGTTGGAAGCGGCGTCTGTGACCAGAACCTTGTCGCCTACGGCATACCCGGCTCCGCCGACAGCTACCACCGCGGACTTGATGACCTTAGATTTCCGCTGCAGGGTCAAAACCCCCTGGGCGGTCAGGGTGGCATAGTCAAAGGTCACGGAAACCCGGAAGCCCCAATAAACAATGCCCCCGGGACGCTCCATGGTCTTGGCCAGCTTAACGCCGGTGACTGCCTCCAGGGCTATTTCGGCAGCCAGGGCCGCATCTGCAACGGCAGAGTTGATGATGAAAAGTTCTTCGCCATACATAAAAGCACCTCCCTCCAGGGGGAATCCCCCTATCCGGTTACAGGCTGATGAGTTTTACCATCTTGGCCTTCCCGTCCGACGCGCTATCCCAGACCGGACCGAAGGCATAGATGCCCCACCAGGCCATCGCCATCATGGTGGCGAACCGGCCGCCGAAGTTCGGATTCAGGCGGAGGTGCGGGGTCACGGCCTCGATCCGGGCGACGGCCTCGTCACCGAAGATCACGGCTTCACCGAAGACCGTGGAGGTGCCGGACAGGTTGGCAAAAGCCATGGCCCGGTTGATCTCCACGAACTTGATCTTGTTGACTTCGCACATTTCGCCCTTATAGAGCATCCCGCCTTCACGCATGTGCTGCTGCCACTTGATGACATTGGAATCCAGGAGCAGATTCTCAATGTTCGTGTTGCAGGACAGGCAGACGTAATGCTCCCCGCCGCCTTTGGACCCCTTATAGAAGGGGGCGTGGATGGTATCACGCATATAGGCGGAGATTTTCTTGACGTGATCGGCGGTCAAGGCGGCCGTGGCGACGGCGCCGGCCGCACCGGTGACGCTCCAGACACCGCCGGTCACGCTGGTGGGGCTGAAGCAGATTTTAACGTCCGAGGACATGAACCCGTCCCGGGCCGCTTCGGTGTCCAGGGACCGCTCCAGGGACGAGGCCAACTCCTTCCGCATGATGGGGTCGGGCTTGAACTTGGAGAGTTCCTGCAGCTTGGCGGAGAACTGGAGGCCTTCGCCATGCTCGGTCAGGGTCAGGGACCGCTTCCCGAAGCTGAGCATCCGCATCGGAATCTGGCCTTCTTCCTGGAGCGACGCGTTCTGGGCGTCGGGCAGGCGGTTGACGTGGAACAGGTTCACGGTTTCACCGGCGTTCTTTTTGAAGCCGAAGCCGTGATCGTGGGTGTATTGGACGACCTTACATTCGCCCAGGGCTACTTCGAGAATCTGGTCGGAAATCTGGTGGTTTGCCAGGATTCCCGCACCGATGTCTGTCCAAAGGTGAGCATCAGCCATGGTGACTTCTCCCTATAAGACTATTGGCCCAATATCTCTTGCATTGAGCGCTGTCTTGGTTTTTCAGGCGCCACCTGGCGAGTTATGCCCCGCTCCAGGATGGCGTTCTGTCTTTGTCGTTTAAGTGCGGCGGCTTTCTCCGCCTCAGTCAGTTCGATTTTTTTGCCAAGAACTTGCCGGACCCCGGTGGCTGCCCACTTGACTTGTTCTGCGAAAGGTTTCTCTCGGTATTCATGTTCGGGGTTCGTGGCCAGTTCATCCACATGACTGTAAAAGAGGCGATAATCAGCCGACCCGGGGGTCATGTCCAGACCCATAGTTGCGGCCAACTTCTCGGCGTCGGTGCGGACTTGCATCCGATCCGCTTCCTCTCTTTCAGCAGCCGTGCGAGTATCCTCAACTACCTTTTCCCTCTTGAGTTCTTCCCTGGCCAGCTTGGCAGCTTCCTTGGCAACCTCATGAGGGTCTAAGGAAGTTGAGGCCCAGGCTTCCGCCACCTGATCGTCGTAATCGGGCGGGTAGACGGTGTTGCCTTCTTCATCCGTAGTGAGCGGAATGGCCTGGATTTTCTTCAGGGCATCGGCGTAAGCGGCCTTTCTTTCCGGCTTGACCGCGGCCCGGGCCTCCGCCTCTCTGGCGGCGGCCTCTTTTTCCCGGTACTCCGCTAATTCGGCTTCGGCTGCTTCCCTGGCCTTCCGTGCCTCTGCGGTTTCCCCAAGGGCTTCGTGCATCTTCCTTGCGGCTTCATTGGCGGCCCTTTCGGCTTCCTCAATGGACGCGTACTTGGGTTTCGGCGGCTCCAGGGCGGCCTTGGCTTCAGCTTCGGCGGCTTCACGGGCCTGACGTTCCTCTGGGGTTTCGTTTTCGGCGGCTGCCGCGGCTGCGGCTTCTTCTGCAGCTACGCGATCCGCTTCTTCCTGGGCAAGCCGGGCTGCCTCAATTTCTTCTTCAGTTTGAGGTGCGTCGTCGGCGTGGGCCAGCTTATAGGCCATTGACCCGGGATGATCTACCCCTAACGGTTCTTCGTGTTCCAACCCTTCCATTTCTTCTGGTTCTGGCATTTCCTACTCCTACCGGAAGTATCCTTGCGGGTTCCGGTGTTTATTCCTCAGTCGGTATCCCTGGCGGGGCGACCTTGGTTTCATCCGTTAAGCTGTTCAAAACGATCCCAAACGATTGCCGCCGGATTTTCTGGGCAACCGCGGGGGCAAGGCTCAACTTCATGTTGTAGGCGGCAGCCTGCTTGAGGATGCCGACGCAAAACCCGTCTTGGTTCATGAGTTCCACAAGGCGCTGCTCCAGCAACCCTGCCATGATGGGGAGGACGGCAGGCAAGTCCTGACCCAAAGCGCTTGCCTCCGCAACAGCCTTTTGTTCCCTCAGGTCGAGTTCTTGCTGACGTTCCTCCTGGGTCTTCCTTTGGCGGGGCCGACCCGTAACGATGTCCAGGTCGATTCCGCTTACGCCCATGGGGCCGTGACGACTCATTTGTTCACCTTTGGCTTGGGTTTATTCGCCGGAGCCGCCGGCTTCGGCGGGTTTGCGGCTGTCTTGGCCTTGGCCCGGACCAACTCCCCCTGGGCCTTCTCGGTGTCCACCTTCTGGCTCAAAAGTTCCGGATGTGCTGCCGCCTCCGCCTGGGCCCGGGTGAGTTCGCCCTTGGCCGCTTCGGTATCGACCTTCTGCCGCGCCAGGTCGATTTCGTGGGGGATCACGGCCCTGATCCGTTCGGCTTCGGCCAGTTCAACTTGTGTCGGCCCCTGTTCCCGGACCTCCGTCCCGGCGGCTGCGTCGGCCTGGGCGTCCGCCAAAGCGGCTTCGGCGGGGGCCTTGAGGGCAACGGCTTCAGCTTGGGCCTGGGCCAGGGCGGCTTTGGCGCTGTGGAGTTCGGCCTGGGCCGCCAGGGTGTTGGCTTTCGCCATTTTTTCTTCGGCCTCGGCTTGCAGCTTCGCCGCCTCTGCGGCCTTGCGCTCGGCGTCGGCCTGGACCTGGGCCGCCTGGGCCGCTTCCTGGGCCTGCATGGAGCCGATCTTCTTGTCCTGCTGTTCCTGTTGGGCGGTGTCAATTTCAATGGCTTTTTCAGGATCGACGGAGAACTTGGAGTCGGTCAACCTGGTCAGCCGGACAATTTCGTTCAGATAGCCACCTGGCTTCAGGTAGGGGAGGAAAATCTGCCCCAGGCCATTCGGATCGAACAGGGGCATTATCAGGCTGGCCATCTGTTGCAGCTTCTCATGCTCTTTCATCAGAGCGGTAATCCCGGCCACATGGAATCGGCCGGTGCTTAGCTGCGGGAGTTCCAGGCCGGTGGGGAAGTCATCGGAAACGGGACGCCGGTATTCGTCGGCCACTTCTGGCCCCATGATAGCGACCAACTCGTCATAGGTCATGTTGATGCAGATGGTTTCGTAGCCGGCGATGATTGCGGCCAGGGCTCCGTCCTCCAGGTTCTTTCCCATGGACCCTACGACGGTTGAACTCTGCTCCAGGTTTTGGGCTGCCTCCCGGGCGGTCACCTCTGCCCGGTATCCCGGCGCTCCCATGGTGGAGTAATCAAGGAGGCCTCCATCCTGGTGGCGCTGGTCGTAGAAGTTGAGCATGGCGATCAGTTCGTTGGCCTGGGACTTGAGATCAACCGCCCGGATCACCTGCTGCCCCTGCTGTGACCCGTAGGTCGGAAAGACCTTGCCGGGGTAAACGTCGGTGTCCGACTGGTCCACCAGGGAGGAAATGTCCACCTCCAGCATGGGGTTCACGGCCCAATTCAGGTGATCCGCATGGAGGCTCATCATGTTGCACATCAGATACCAGAGGGACCGGATGCCGTGAATGAGTCCCCGGCCATCGAAACGGAGCATATGCGGGAGCGCTGAGAACCCGATTCCCGGCCACCTGAGGGTGGGGTAGGGGCTTGGCTTGGGTTCGCTGATGACTCTCCCGCCGGCGCCCGTGAAGGTTGCGTTGGGCAGGAGGGTTTCACCCTTGGGACTCAGGATCGTCCCCCAGAACTCAAGGACCTGGAGCGACTTCTGAAAGGCCGACTTGCTGAAAACCATGCCCTTGCGCCGGGCCAGTTCTTCAGAGGTGAGGTCCGGGGTCCGGCTGTACCAGTTGCTTCCGGGCCCGATGTCGATGATATTCTTGAACCGCCCTTCCTTCTCCCAATCCCTCAGGACGTTGTAGGGCATGAACTCCTGGTGAATCCAGTACATCCCCGACTGCGGCTGCCGGCTCACGGCGTCCGGGTCCCGGTGAATCTTCCAGGGCTCCACCAGGATATACCGGAGCCCCTTCCCCGGGGGGTAGACGGGGATCATTTCCATGCTCTGGCCCACGGCCAGGGACATTCCCACGGCGTCCACAAACTGAATCGGGAAGTTGGCGTAGTTCCGGGATAGCTGGACCCGCATCAGCTTTTCTACAAAGCTGGCTGCTTTTTGCGAATCCTCGTTCTCGACAGACAAGAACTCAACATCGAAAGCCTTGCGGACGATGGACATACCGAACTGGACCAGTTTATAGGGCTTCGGGTAGGTAATCCGGCTCTGCCAGAGTTCCTTGAAGTTGAAGTTCTGCGGTTCTTCTTCGTTGTAGACCCGCCAGCACTCATTCTGCTGAAGCCGAATTTCCCGCGTGGAGTCCACAGAGGTCTTGACGCAATCGTCGAGGAATCGGACGTAGTGGGACTCGTCTTCAGCGACGTAAGCCCTGGCGGCCTCTGTCCTCTCAGCCAGTTCCTTTTGGTCTATCTGCTCTGCGGCCACGGGCGTCATGGACCTACCCCTTGCCCTTGAAGGACTCGATCTTTACCGGCTTGTCCACGTTCATCATGGGCGCACCGCCTTTACTGACGCAACCGCCCTTGGCCCTGGGGACGTAGTAAGGGTTCTTGGCGTTGGCGGCCTTCTCGCGAGCCTCGTATGCCTTCTGCGCCTTCTCCGACGGGTCGGGGGCCGGAGAAGCGGCGGCAGGGGTTGCCCCAGGTGTCAATGCCTTCTCCGCGTCCTTAATGAACTGCGGCGTGATCTTGTCTTTAACGAAATCAGCTGCGCCCATGGCGGGCCTCCTAAAACCTGAATTTTTTGACGGGCTTGCCCACGTTCTTGACCCGCATTTGAGGTTTCCGCTTCACCGTCGGCGGCCCTGCGGGGGCCCGGGGCTGGACTCGCTTCGGCAGATTTTCATTGACGGGGCCGGTGAAGTCGGCCATATCGGACGGTTTCATGGAGGCGGCTATCTCAGCCGACGGGCTCCCGGGCTTCGCCGTGGCCTGGCCGGTCTGGACTGCACGGGCCAGGTTCGTGGCGACGGCCTGGTTTTGCGACTTAGGTGGCATGAACGTCCTCCTTCTTGCCCCAGATTCTTTCCCACCCTTCACAGTAGGCGTCTGAGGCGTGGCGGGTTACCAGTTCTCCCGTGGGGCCGGGCGGCTCACCATTCCAGCCATTCGGGGGGCAATATTCCTCGTTGGTGATGACGTTCTTGTAGCCTTCCTGGGTCTTGCCCTGGGTCCCGTTCTTGAACAGGATCGGCATCCAGCCCTTGAATCCGGCGGTAGGAAGCCCAAAGCTGGTTTCCCGGCCTGACGAACTTTTGGACCGAGAGGTGGGCCTGTCTTTCATGGAAGATTCTCCGTCTTCAGGGGCGCACCCACCACTTGCCTGCCCGGGACTTCCGTGGGGACTCCCTGGGGTGACCAGGTGTAGGTCTTGCCGTCCTGCCCCACCAGGCCGCCGGAGGCGCCCTTCCCGTAGGGCTTGGCCGCGGCGTTTTTCATGGTATTGGCCACGTTCTGGCCAAAATCCCGGGCCCCGGTGAGAAGATCAGCCAGGTCTGCCATTATCCTGCCCCTCCGGCTACAGCGTAAGACTGCGCCCGTTTTTTGGTTTTGTTCTTCAACTCCTGCATCTTTTGAATATCGGCCTTCCGGGCGGACGGCCTCAGAACAGCGCAACCGTTGGCAAAGGCGTCGCCCGGGTGGCTGGCCTCATCCTTCTTGGGCTTGTCCCGGGTCCGCTTGCCGGCGTTGTCCACCGGGTAGTGCCAGGCGCCATTCAGGGCGTTGTGCAGCAGCTTCCCGCCCACCGGGTCGATCTGCACCGACGGCAGCCCCATGATTAAGCCGTGGGTCTGGAACATATCGTCAAGACCCTGCTTTACCAGCTTCCAGGTGGAGGGGCCGGGCTCAAAGCGGTTGTTGAAGTGCCTCTGGATCACCAGCTTGGCAGACTCCAGCACGTTGCTCTGGTCCCGCATGGCCATGGTGAAATCACCGATGTCCCGCCAGGATCGGGCCTTGTTTTTCCAGCGTGGGGAGTTCAAGAGGGGGTCAACCTGGGTACTGATGAGGGTGCGGATGTCAGAATTGCCGAAAATCATGCAGACGTCGTAAACAATCAGCCGGCCTATCGTGGTGATCTGCCCCAGGACACAGCAGGGTGACCCCCAGCTATCCCAGAACCGGAACGATTCAAGCCCCTGGACCGGCTCGGCTCGGCCCGGCAGGAGGTGGATTTCTTCCTTGTAGTAGGGTGTGACCTTCTCGCCCCGGTAGATGACCGCAAACTTGCCTTGAACATATCGAGCATAGGCGGCGGGGTCATTGGCATACATTTTCCTGGCGGCCTGACGGGCCTTGTCGTCCAGGGACCTATTTTCTCCATATGGGACGTGCCAAACTTGCTTTTGGACAAGAGGAAATTCTGGGTCATCGTCCGGCTCCAGGATGAAGCGGCGGTAGGTCCAATGCTGGTCATCCGCCGGGTTCATGTCCACCAGGAGGCGCCCCGGGGTCCCCTTGCGGCGGACGCACCGGATGACGGCCACGTTGTAGACTTCCTCAGAGAGGCCGGCGTTGGCCTTGTCAGCGATGGGGGCCGGCTCATTAAGCCATATCAAAGAGTACGCAGACGAGCCCTGCAGCTTCCCCAGGGAGGCCGGGTCGTCGATCCCGAACAGGTCAACATCAATCCTGATTTCCTTGCCGGTTTCGGGGTCGTCGTACCGGATGGTCAGTTCCTTGTACTCGTTTTTGAACCGGATTACGTGGGGACATTCCTGAAAGAACTCTTGAATAGAGGGAACGATGCTCAACTTGATGTTTTCAAGGGTGTCACGGACTATGGCGCACCGAATGGCCTGCCCACAACGCCTCGCGTGGGCCAGCATGGCCCCGATGCAGCCAAAAGTCTTCCCCTCCCCCAGGGGGGCAATCAAAATAGTGATAACTTTCGTGGAATTAATGAACTCGTTGACCGTGGGAGAGAAGAAAAAGTTGAACTTCTGAATCTTCATACTTCGGGCGATAGCACAAAAAAAGCCATAGTTCAAGGCTTTATTTTTTCTTTACATTCCTGAAAATAATGGGTATTTTGGGAAAAAAGGGGGGATAAAATGAAAAAAACCGGGGCCAAAAAGGGTGAAAAAAAAGTTGCGGCGGTGGTAAAAAGCCTTGTGGAGATCAAAGGGTCAATTTATCTGTGTATTCCCAAGGTTGTAGCCCGAAAGTGCGGCCTGGAGGCCGGAAATCTGGCTGCAATCGTTGCCTCTGGCAAGACTTTGACGGTTTTTTTCCCGGAAGTGGTAACGGAAAGGTCAGAAAAGGCCCGAATAGAGGCGGAAAAGGCCCAAATATTGGCGGCAATGAGGTTGCCAGCCCGCCCAGGTGGTTAATTTAGCCCCCGATCATCCGCCAGCCACTCGGGCATGGTCACTTCGTCCTCAAATTCCCCTTTTACCACGGCAATCTGGCTTTTGGGCAGCAAAATGGTTTCATGGGCCAGGCGGCGGTCTGCCCAGAGGAAAACCACCGCCATCCCATTGGCCGTGTCCCTTAAAACCCAGCCTTTTACGGTTACGTCAGCCATTTTATGAACTCGATGATCTCTTGGGGTGTATGGAGTGGGTGATCTTTGAGCAACTTACTGATCGCCTCCTGAAGGACGGCGAGTTCTTCTTCCTTCCTGATCGCTCTGAGGCACCTCGTACAGCCCACAAGCGACTTGTCAGTCGTTGCCCTCTTGGGGGTCCAGAGTCCGCAACGGGTGTTGAATGGACCCCCATCCCCGCTCCAATGCCATGACGTCGGCTTCTTGGTCATCAGATTTTGGTTTCGTCCAGCTTGTGGTTGCCGCACCAGTCCGTGGAAAACACCGCCGGCCAGCCACTCATGGTCGGGGCATGGCGGCGGCAGCGCCCGAGTACCTGTTGCGATACAGGGGGAATGTTCGTGTTCGCCTGGGGGTTGTTAGGGTCCATAACCACGTAGCGGGTATCGACTTTCTTGACCCACCACATACAGGTTTCGCACAGCATTTTCTTACCGCGGTGCTGCCAGTTGTCTTCGGCCACGTTTCTTCTCCTTTTCCTCTCGGTGTCGCCGTTCACCCTCCTGATAGGCGCCAGGGGTCTGGTGTTTTTGCATGAGTCCGGTTTCCCGGTTTGACATACGGGCGTATGTCCTGCTCAAGCTGCTCACAGTTTTAGCCTCCCTTCTTTGAGAAATTCTTTCGGGATAGCCGGGGCCAGGACAATCCGCTTGGGCTCCTGGGGGGCCATCTGCTGCATGATCTGTGCGATCATTTCCAGGGCCACACCCAAGAGTGCAACCGACTTTGCCAGGTCCGGCGACCCATCAGCGCCAGGAAGTTGAACATTAACCCGGTCTTTGGTCTGGAAGATCAATAGCTGGGCTATGATGTCATCCGGGTTCGGGATGCCAGGCGGGGGAGCGCTGGGGCCGCTCATCACTCGTTCCTCGCTATGGCGGCGTTGGCCCACATCACGGCTTCCTCTAGCTTCGTCAGCGCCAGGGACCGCTCCCGGGAGTCCGGGCAGGCCGCTTCGATCATGTAGGCCAGGTCTTTGGTGGCTGTTCTGATGGACTCATACCGAACCGGCTGGTCCCCCTTCGGGGCGTGGTAGGTGAATCTGTTCTCAATGTCAGGGATATTAGAGGGCATGCGCTTTCTCCTTTGCTTTGGCAATGGCCATGGAAAGATGTTTATCTCTCCCCACGGCGCTGATTTTACATGAGGAATGGGGGGTGTACCTGAAGAAGGTGGCCATCCAGTCCCCCCCGCACCGGTGCAACTCGAACCCGGGCCACCCGGCGGCTACCATGGCGTCGGCGGTGGCCTCAATTTCACTCGCCATCATCCGCACTCCGGGACGACCTCCAATTTGGCTCATGCTCCCTCCACTTTGGTGTACCCAAAGGCCCCCTTGATGTTGGCAAGGAAGAACTTTCCGGTGGACTCGGCGGCCTTGAACTGCTCCCACACGTTCTCGGGGACGTCCTGGTAACGGTACTTTTCGCCCCCTTTCTTGAACTGCACGATCAGTTCTCCTTTTTCCTTGTCGTACCCGATTGCTTTGATGAGGCTTGAATCTACGGGGATCATGGGGTTCTCCTTGCAAGATCTATGGTTTGACGCCGCACCAGATCGGCGCTGTATTCTGGCCAGGACATGGCCCTGATTTTATCATAGTAAGGCGTGTTCAACTTCTCGCACAGAGGCGGAGGCGGCTCCGGTAGTTTTATGGGCTGCCCCCTGAATATCCCCAACTTGGATATGGGGTGAAGGTGGCTCCAGAGAATAAAGTGCGCCGGATAACCTCCCTTGTTCCGATATTCCTCTTTTCGGGCCTCCTGACCCTCTATCCAGGCAAATATCCAGACCTGGCCGGTTTCCGGGTTAGCAGAACAGGCCACAATAAAATCGGGGTAACCAAGAACCCTCTTTGATTCCCCGGCCTGGTCTTTGGCAGGGTAATAGAAATATGGTTCACTTTCTCCACGGCTTTTGAAAGTGTCCGCAAATGTTTTCACGGCTTTTGTCTTGACCCCATAGGTTATTTCGTCAATGGTGATGTCCTGTTTCCATTTTCTCGGGTCATCATCCCACTCAGGGGCTACCGTATATTTGATCCCATTGGCGTCAAGAACTATCCTGAAACCTTTCTCCCCAATCAGACCTATCCCATGAGCCCGCCCCCCCTCCATCCCGGCGTGACGGTGTGATTTTCCCTTGGCAATATTATGTTCGTTCCGCCGTATCCCCAGGTCCATATACTTCTTGATTTCATCTTGAGATAGGACAATCTCAATTATCGGTGGTTTCTCCGGCGACAGCGCGTCAGCATCATAAACCGGCATATCGTCCCCTATTCAAAGCTGTCTTCCTCCATGTCGTAGGGCTTCCGCCCCTCCGCCGGCTGGTGCGTTATCTGCCGGGGCATGATCCTCTGGTGGCGGTAAAACGCCAGGGGATCGTGAACGAACCGGAGCCGCCCGTCCTGGCCCCTCTCCTTTCGGCGCACCCAATATTCGTGACCCTGGTGATCCGGGAACAGCATTTCCAGGTCGTGCATCAGCCGGACAAATTTTCTTTGCCATTCCTCCGGTGCCGACTGGAGTAGGACCCGGGGGACCACCAGGTAGTTGGCATAGGTGAGCCCAAACCAGTTATGGACAGGCTCATGCTCGACCAGCTTTTCCAGGTCTTCAGGGTTCATCCCCTCATCCTCTCGAATTTCAGGACCGGCATCAGGGGGAACTTCTCCAGGTAGCTTCGGTCCTCCAGGTATGAAACCAGCGCATCCCTCATATTCCGGGTGAGGTTCTTCATCAAAAGGTCAAAGACGCTCTGGACCTCATCCAGGCGCAGGATCACGTCTTGGGTGAACTCCTGGCAGGTGGCGCCTGTGCCGCGGCCTAACTGCACCTTCAGCCGCACCGCCGCACAGCCAGGCATATACATCGAGGGCGTGTGCCTCGGCCCTTCCTGATCCATAACCTCTGCTTCAAGGATGATCTTCATTTGGCCTCCCTTTCCATTTGCTCAAATTCCATCATGTAAGGCAGACAGTCCGGGTGTCGGGGGATGACCGCTTTTACCATGGCCGCTTCGTCCAGCATCTTCCCCTTTTCTTGCGTGACAAAGCAGAACACCGCTATCTGGTTGGCCGCCCCCACCGGGTCCGCCAGGATGTCCTCGAACCGCAACTTCAGAATCCTATGGGAATATTCCCGCATGACGCCGTTGGCCCGGGACCGGTCCCGCATGAACGACGCCGCCAGCTTGCTCACCGCAATACTCTCCTTGGCCGGATCAACAGCGGCTCCACAGGCTACCATGAACTTCACCATGGACTTCGCCTGCTCTACCGGGTTGCGGTCTATCCATATCCAACGGTATGGCAGGCCAGCCGGGGGCCGGTTAATGTGGGGGTCCAAGATTTTGACGGCCCCGCCCATAGCTGCCCAGGCCTCCGGGTTCACCGCTCTCCCTTTGGGGATTTCATAGGACGGATATTCCGAGCCGGGCGTCGGCATCCCGCCGGCGGCCAACATCTGCATCACCAGGCTGGAGCCACACCGACCAAAGCCTGCTACGATGGTAATCATCAGCAACTCCCCGGGGCCACTCGCAGCCCCAATCCGGTTTCGCCGCTCTCCGGCATCCTGACCCATGTGTCGGTCAACAGGCATATCATGGCCGAAACCTCTTGGTCCCAGAGGAAATTTTGAAAACTCTCCGGGAGGTCAGGGTGAAGGGACGGAACCACCAGAAAACCCTCCTTCTGCACTTTCTCTGCCATTATTTCTTCCGCTCCAGATATATTTTCTGAAAAAACTTATAGTGTTCTTCAGGAAACCTCTTGGACAAAACAAGACTCTCGGTAACAAATGAATGAAGGCTTCCATTTGCATATAACTCAAAACGGAAATTATTCGGGTTATAATGCCAGCCGTCTTTCATCTTTTCACCAGGTAAACCGGGTCCAGCGCTTCGATCATGTCCGCCAGGTCCGGGTCGATCTCGCTTATGGCCTGCATTAACCGGATTTTTGACAAAGGTGGCGTTTTGTAGATTTTTGACAAAGGTGGCGTTTTGTAGTCTTCCAGGTAATCCCAGGCTTCCTTGGATACCGTCCCCGCTTCTTCAAGTGTATATAACTCAAAACGGAAATTATTCGGGTTATAAGGCAAACTGCCCAACTCTAACGCTCGTCGGGCGAAGTTCCCTTGACAGTTCTTAAACCTTTCGTCGGGCATGAGTCCTCCACCTGGCAATAGGGCTCCGGCGTCGGTAAGCGGAACTCTCTTATGGGGGAAATCGGGCGCCAGGGTCTTATCCACTTGGCGCAACAATCCGGGTTCGTGGCCATCGGCCGGAAATGAGGACAGTCAGCTTCCTTGGTCACCGGGGCCTCCTGCTGTGGGGTCGCCGGCCGGCAACCGAGTGGAGCCCCTGCTTTTTGAATCGCTCCCACACCGTCCGGGTACTCATGCCCAGGTCCAGGCCGATTTCCTCATGGCTGAAGCCCTTGGTGAAATACAGGTCTTGCAGCATGGCCAGGGAGGTGGGGTACTCCTTGGCTTTGGCAATAGCCTCCCAATCTATCTTCCGCCCTTGGACCGCCATCAGACCACCTCCATGAGCCACCTGGCGAACTGCTCCTGGGCAATCATCTTACCTTCTTCATCCGTCCGGGCAGGGCAGCTTTTCAGGCCCGGAACCTTGGGGTGAACCCACCACTCATCCGGGGCATTATCTGATTTGTGGAGGGCCACCGTCATCAGCGTGTACGGCCCCAGCTTCCCGTTCCATGTCCCGTTTTCCATCTGTGACCACTTCAGTAATGCCATTTTCTCCCTCCTTTATCCGGGTAAGGGGTTATCCAGGCGTCCTTGTCAAACTCCAGTTGATCCACGAAAGCTATGAGTGTGTGGCAGGGGCAGAAGAACCCGATCAGCTTGTAGATGTCGTCGCACTCGACCCGCAACGGCCTCGCCTCTATGGGGCATTGACACCCTGCCGCCTGGCACTTCATTTCTTAATGATCCCCCGGCGACGGAGCGCCTGGAACACCGCTTGCTTCGTCACCGGCGGGTCTTGACGCCGCCCTATCTCCGACAAGGACAGCCCCTCCCTGTACAGCCGGATTACTTCCTCCATGTCCTTGAACGGCGGCGCCATCGCTTTAAGTTCTCCTTATCGTCCACAGGTCCCCACAAAGCCCGGGGTTCGTCAGATACGCATAGGGGATCGTGAAATACCCGGCATCCCCCCAATTCGATCCATAGCTGTTCCGCACGATGCACCGCTGCACCGTCGGCAGGACCCCCACCACCATCACGGCATGGCCACCAAGACGCGTTTCATTCGTCGCCGGCAGATGCAGGGCGCACCAGCACCAGCCCCAAAAGGCCCGACCCCAGCAGCCATACCGTAGGCGGAATCGGCACATTCGGATTGCCGCCACCACCTACCTGGCCGGTCAGGTCATTCGTACAGGTCGCCGTCCCCCAGGTGGCAAAGGCGTCCTCCCACCCCGTTTCAATCGACACCATGTAAACCGGGGAAGTCGGAGCCGGAGGCAAAGGACTCCAGTTCACCTCGTTGATCGAATACCCATGCGCCACCGGCGCCAACACCGCCAACATCAAAATCGCCGCCAAAATCGTCTTCCACTTCATCTTCGTTCCCTCCTACTTCACTTAAAAGTTAACTGCGATTCGACTCCTTCCACAACGTCAGGCGCTCACCCAAGGCCCCTACCCGGCGCATCAACCACAACACCGGGGACAAGACCATCGCCACCATCGACAGCAAAAAGGCCAGCGCCAGGGAAAACCAAGGACTACTCATTTCGGAAAACCCCGTACCCTCGTATGAGCCGGAACACCAGGCAAATACAGATTGTCCTTCAGAAACACCGGAACCCCAGCATCCTCATACTGACCCATCAGGCTGTTTACCCAATCCGGCGAAGGATGCACCGCACCCGGACCCGTCATGGCCCCGATGATGGCCCAATTCAAATGCTGGGATTCCGGCTTCCTGCCGCACTCGACCACATTGAGCCATTGGCCTTCGGTGTGAATTTGGAGCCAGCGCTTTTTCATTTCAATCGCTCCCAACAACGGCTCATGGCTCACAAACCGCACCGGGGCGTCCACCTGCAAGAGCCACGGCAGCCGCTCATCCGCATCGGCCTGGTTCGTCACCGTCGTCCCGACCCAGCAGTTCGTGGGCCAGGGGTTGAAGTCTTTCAGGCGCTTCGGGTTCTTTGTCAGGAACTGGAAGGTGTGTTTTGGATTATATTTCGCTACCTGAAGCACCGCCAGAATCCATTGATCCAATACCCAATCACCGAACAGGTCACCCATCGAACACACGAAAATCTTGGCGGGCTTCTTCCGTTTGGCAGGTTCATCAAGCAGCAGCGGGAAGAAGTGAGGGCTGAACTTGCCGCCCGGCAGCCCTGGATAGAACCGCTCTGCCATGCGACGGGCGTAGCAGTATGAGCAAAAGTTCGGCTTCTCCGCCGTCCCACCCGGTCCCCAACATCCCGTAACCGGGTTCCACGTATAATCCGTCCACTCGATCTTCGTCTTATTCATGCGTCAACCTTATACCGTCAATTTATCCCCGTCAATATATTATTTTGCTTTTTGCGTAAAAATTTTTATGACCCCACTTAAACCCCAGATATAAAGCCTAAATCCGGTTTTATCTTTTTTCATTTTCTGACTGTTCATTTCTATCCAGTACACGGTTGCAAATGGGTGTTTGGTTTTTGCATTGTCGGGTGCGGACGGGGCATTGATGATATGGGGGGGGAGTCCCGGGTTTCCGGGTTTCGGGTTCCGGGCCGGGGCCAGGTGTCCGAATGGTCCTCAGTCGGGGCCGGGGCCGGGGCCGGGGCCGGGCCGTGGGGCTGGGGGGCTGGGGCGCTGGCGCTGGGCCGGGCGCTGGGCCTTGGTTGTGGCGCTGGCGCTGGGGGCTGGGGGCGGGCTGGGCTGGGGCTGGGGGCCTGGGGGCCTGCCTGCCTATAAATGATTAATATCATTATACATTATTCGATCATACCGATAATATAGATTATAGGTATGATTAACGGGTTATTTGCAGGGGCCTTGTGGGTATGG